TTACAGTTTTGCCAGAGAATGTATGAAACACCTACATCCAGAGCATACAAAGGTATTGCATCCATGTTAGATAGATTAGGTAGATATATGGAAACTACACCTATCACACACGGGCGGGATGGTAATATTACAGCTTTAGTAAATGCTGCTAAGAACTATGAGGCAATTAGAGCATCATTTAAAGGTGCATACAAAGATCTACAAGAGGAACAATCTAGTAGAGTAAGAGGTGGTATTGGAATGGCATATGATCAGTAATGGAGATATTTGAAAACATACCAACCTATGACAATGGAACTTGGACTGTTACAGACTTTTCTTCAAGAGAAGACTTTGCTACATTTATAAGAGACATTTTTAAAGAACCTGGTAAATATAATTTTGATGAAACTAGCTTATTATTTAATTCTGAATCAAGAACCTTTAGAGGAAATGGATATTACTGCGACTCTCCATTTAAGTCCAAAGACTTCATCAATTACTGGGATGAACAAAAGCTTAGATGTAGAAGAGGAGTTATTTACAAGTCAGGAGAAAACACTTGGTATCTTACAAGAGATTACTATATGTGGCTCAATTTCTTACCAATATTTGATAAGGAACAACAAATCTTTGACTTTGCTAAAATCAGGGATGCCCAATATCACATGGCCCTCTATGAACTATTGGCAGAGCTCAACTATAAGCATGTAGCTATTCTTAAAAAAAGACAGATAGCTTCTTCTTATTTTCACATGGCTAAGCTATTAAACCAGATTTGGTTTGAAGCTGGGGTTACTCTGAAAATAGGAGCAAGTCTTAAAGATTATATAAATGAGAAAGGTTCTTGGAAGTTCTTAGATGAATATGCTGCTTTCTTAAATGAGCATACTGCATGGTATAGGCCAATGACTCCACATAAAGTAATGATGTGGCAACAGAAGATTGAAGTAAGAAAAGGAGATAGAAAAAATGAAGTTGGTCTTAAAGGTACAATGCAAGGCATGTCATTTGAGAAAGATCCAACAAATGGTGTAGGGGGTCCAGTTAAATACTTCTTTCATGAAGAAGCTGGGATTGCACCTAAGATGGACCATACATATGAGTACATGAGACCAGCAATGAGATCTGGTTTACTTACTACAGGAGTATTTATAGCTGCAGGATCTGTGGGTGATTTATCACAATGTCTTCCACTTAAGGACATGATCTTAAATCCTACATCTAAAGATATCTATGCAGTGGAAACAGATCTAATAGATGAGAAAGGAACAACAGGTCTCTCAGGTTTGTTTATTCCTGAGCAATGGTCTATGCCTCCACACATAGATGATTATGGTAATTCACTTGTAGAAGATGCATTAGAAGCATTGGACAAACAGTTTAAACAGTGGAAGGAAGAACTTGCCCCAGAAGATTATCAGTTAAGAATCTCTCAGCATCCTAGAAATATTAGAGAGGCATTTGCCCATAGAACAGTATCTGTATTCCCACCACATCTTCTTGCTGCACAGGAAAGAAGAATAGAAGAAAAAGAATATGCTTATGAGTTCTTAGATATTTCTGCAGATGCAGAAGGAAAAGCTATAGTTACAAAAAGTAACAAAAGGCCTATCATGGAATTCCCAGTTAATAAGAAGACAGAAGATAAAACTGGATGTCTAGTTGTTTGGGAAAGACCTATTGCAGATCCACAATTTGGACAGTATTATGCATCTATTGACCCTGTTGGTGAAGGAAAGACAACTACCTCAGAATCACTATGTTCCATATATATAATGAAAGCTCCAGTACAAGTAGCAAGACATACAGGTACTGAGATAGAGACATATATAGAACAAGATAAAATAGTAGCAGCTTGGTGTGGTAGATATGATGATATTAATCAAACACATAAACAATTAGAACTTATAATAGAGTGGTATAATGCTTGGGCACTAGTAGAAAATAATATCTCATTGTTTATACAGTACATGATCCAAAGAAGAAAGCAAAGGTATTTAGTTCCAAAAAGTCAGATTATGTTTCTAAAAGACTTAGGTTCTAACAACAATGTGTTTCAAGAATATGGATGGAAAAATACCGGTACATTATTTAAAGCACACTTACTAAGCTATGCTATAGAATATACTAAAGAAGAATTAGATCAAGAAGTAAAACCAGATGGTACTGTAGTAAAAACAGTTTATGGTATAGAAAGAATTCCTGATCCAATGTTAATCAAAGAGATGAGAGAATACTCAGAAGGTGTAAACGTGGATAGACTGGTTTCTTTTGCAGCATTGGTTGGGTTCATGAAAATACAACAATCTAACAGAGGTTATTTAAGAAGAGCAATAATGGATGATGCTGCTAAAAACTTGCAAAAGTCAGAAAATTTGTTTAAATTAAATAAGAGTCCGTTTAAACATATGGGGAATAAAATGATGAACAGTAGTGGAGGGTTTAAAAGATCTGCATTTAAAAATATTAAATAATAGGTTATGCAAGTATATAACGCATTACAACTTAAGAAAGGAGCTAAAACAGAACAGAATAGATTAGGTAGTATTACCCAACCATTACAGTTTTTACCTAAAAAAGATAAAACTGAAGAATGGGCTGCCTGGAACTTAGACTGGTTAGAATGGCAAGGATTAAAACAAATAAGAAGAAATGCTAGACGGTTACTAAAAAACTATAAACTTGCAAAAGGGGTAATTGATAGATCTGACTATATTTTTGAAGAGGATAATGAGTATAAAGATATTATAGAGGTATTAACCAAAGAAGATGTATCAGCCCTTGAACTAAAGTTTTATCCTATTATACCCAATGTTGTTAATGTACTAGTAGCTGAATTTGCTAAAAGATCTACTAGACTTACCTATAGAGCCATTGATGATTTCTCTTACAATGAGATGCTTGAGCAAAAAAGAGGAATGGTTGAGCAAACTTTAATGGCAGATGCTGCAACTAAAATGTTAGCAGCTATGCTTGAACAAGGTTTAGATCCAAATTCAGAAGAAGCCACAAAACAACTACAGCCTGAAAATTTAAAAACTTTACCAGAGATTGAACAGTTTTTCAAAAAAGATTACCGTTCAATGGTAGAGCAGTGGGCAGAACATCAGCATAAAGTAGATGTAGAAAGATTTAGAATGGATGAACTTGAGGAAAGAGCATTTAGAGATATGCTTATTACTGATAGAGAGTTCTGGCATTTTCACATGATGGAAGATGACTATGATGTAGAATTATGGAATCCACTTTTAACATTCTATCACAAGTCTCCAGATGTTAGATATACCTCACAAGGAAACTGGGTAGGTAAAACAGATATGTACACTGTGTCAGATGTAATTGATAAATTTGGACACTTACTTACTACAGAACAACATGAGGCTCTAGAGTCTGTATATCCAATTAGATCTGCTGGATATAATATTGGGGGTCTACAAAATGATGGTTCATTCTATGATGGTACAAAAACACATGAATGGAATACTAATATGCCATCTCTTGCATATAGACAATACACATCTTTCATGTCTGGTAATGTATTAGATGGAGCAGATGTTGTTACTCAGATACTTTCTCAGGGTGAAGATTACTATGATCAAGGTACGGCATACTTACTTAGAGTAACTCAAGCATACTGGAAGTCACAAAGAAAAGTTGGACATCTTGTAAAGATCACAGAAGAAGGTGAAGTAAGTAATGATATAGTTACAGAAGACTATAAGATAACAGATAAACCAATATATGATACTAGACTCTTTAAAAATAAAACAAAAGATAATTTACTTTTTGGAGAGCATATAGATTGGATCTGGATTAATGAGGTATGGGGTGGAGTAAAAATAGGACCAAATGTACCTTCATTCTGGGGTATGAATAACCCAGGTGGATTCTCACCTATCTATATTGGTGTAAATAGAAACCACATTGGCCCACTTAAGTTTCAGTTTAAAGGAGATTCTAATTTATATGGATGTAAACTTCCTGTAGAAGGATCTGTATTCTCAGATAGAAATACTAAGTCTACTGCACTTATTGACTTAATGAAGCCATACCAGATTGGATATAACATTGTAAACAATCAGATTGCAGATATATTAATTGATGAGCTTGGTACAGTAATCATGCTTGATCAAAACTCTTTACCAAGACATTCATTAGGTGAAGATTGGGGTAAAGGTAATTATGCTAAAGCTTATGTAGCAATGAAGAATTTCCAGATTCTTCCTTTAGATACATCTATCACAAATACAGAGAATGCATTAAACTTCCAACACTTCCAAAAACTAGATCTAGAACAAACAAATAGATTAATGTCTAGGATAAATTTAGCTAACTACTTTAAACAACAAGCATATGAAGTAATTGGAGTTAACCCTCAAAGAATGGGGCAACAATTATCTCAATCAACTGCTACCGGAGTAGAACAGGCAATGCAAGCATCTTATGCTCAAACAGAAATATTCTTTATTCAGCATTGTGATTATCTAATGCCTAGGGTGCATCAGATGAGAACTGACTTAGCTCAATACTATCATTCTACTAAACCATCTGCTAGATTAACTTATATTACTTCTGCAGATGAGAAAGTAAACTTTGAAATTAACGGTACTGATCTTTTACTTAGAGATCTTAATATTGCTATTAGTACTAATGCAAATCATAGAGCTATTCTTGAGCAGTTAAAGCAAATGGCAATTCAAAATAATACTACAGGCGCATCTATTTTTGATCTAGGTAAAGTTGTTCAGTCAGACTCTATTGCTGCTCTTAATGTTGTTCTTAAGGATTCTGAACAAAAACAACAACAGCAGAAACAACAAGAAATGCAACAGCAACAGCAAATGCAACAAGAACAACTTCAAAAACAACAAGAGATTGAGCAAATGAAGATTGATTCTGTTGCTGCTGAAAATGAGAAAAACAGACAAAGAGATATCTTGGTTGCTGAAATTAGAGCTGCAGGTTATGGAGCTACGGCAGATGTTGATCAAAATCAAATGTCTGACTATAGAGATGCAATGAAAGATATTAGAGAGACTGAACAGTATCAAGAACAAACTGGACTTCAAAGAGAAAAAGAAGTAAATAGAATGACTATTGAGAACCAGAAGAACCAGATAGAAAGAGAAAGACTTCAGACAGAAAGGGAAATTGCAGAGAAACAACTACAAATTGCACAGGAAAACAAAAACAAATATGATGGCAATCCAAAGAAAGAAAAATAACTTAGCTATATATTACAGTATTTTTTTCTAGAAGATTAAATTTTTGAAGTTTATTCTGTATATTAAAGTATAACATAAAACCAACAAGATGAGTGAAAACATTGAAAATCCTGATAATCAGGTAGAAGATTCTACAGCGGTAGGACAAGTGGATGTAAATATTGATGAAATCTTTGGAATGCCTGGGGCAGAAAGTGTAATGCTCCCAGCAGAAGAAGAGAAACCAAAATCTATGTTTTCTAAGGAAAGTGTAGATACATCGTTCTTTGACAAAAAAACTGACTCTGAAAAAAAAGATGAGGAAGATGTTAAGCCAGAAGAGATTGAAAGTACAATCAATGAGCTTAATGAACTTATCACACAGGAAGAAGATGCAGGTAATAAAGGAAGACCAAAAGTAGATAAATCAGGTTTGTATGATCTAGCTATTAAGATGATAGATGAAGGAACACTTATTCCTTTTGAAGATGATAAACCATTAGAAGAATACACAACAAAAGATTTCCGTGAACTATTTGAAGCAAATTTTCAAGAAAGAGAAGAACAAGTTAGAAGAGATACACCAAGAGAATTCTTTGAGGCATTGCCAGAAGAACTTCAAGTTGCAGCTAAATATGTTGCTGATGGTGGTACTGATCTTAAAGGACTGTTTAGAACTCTTGCTCATGTAGAAGAGATGAGACAACTTGATCCATCAGATGAATATGATCAAGCAGAAATTGCAAGACAGTATTTACATGCTACTCAATTTGGTACTCCTGAAGAGATTGAAGAAGAAATCCAAGACTGGAAAGATTTAAACAGACTTGAGCAAAAAGCAAATCAATTTAAACCTAAGCTTGATGCAATGCAAGCTGAAATTGTACAGCAACAACTTGAAGAACAAGAAGAAAGAAAACAATTACAAGCTGAGCAAGCCAAAGCATACCAGGAAAATGTATACAATACATTATCTGCAGGAGCTATTGGAGGAATTAAATTAGATAAAAAAATACAAAGCTTGTTGTTCTCCGGATTAGTTCAACCTAATTATCCATCTATTTCTGGTAAACCTACAAACTTACTTGGACACTTATTAGAGAAGTACCAGTTTGTAGAGCCAAGACATGACCTAATTGCTGAAGCACTTTGGTTATTGGCAGATCCAAATGGATATAAAAACAGAGTTAAAGAACAAGGTAGCAAGCAAGCAACTGAAAAAGTAGTTAAGCAATTAAAAACTGAACAGTCTAGAAGGTTAACATCATCTACAAATTCACAATATGATGAACAACCAAGAAGACCATCTGCTCCTTCACAACCTAAAAAATTAACAAAAAATAATCTATTTAAAAGATTTTAATTAAGTAACAAATAAAACAAATATAAAAAATGGCAACTCCAATTTTAAACAATGGTATATTCCTTCGGGATACCGCTTACAATGCAAGTTCCCATGTGGATTCTTACCACTTGGTAAACATGCTAAAAGATGCTGAACCTATGGATTTAGGTCCAGTTGACCTTTGGGCTATGTCTCAAAAGGTAGAAATGCCTCTTTACCAAATGTCAAGTTTTGGTGGGAAAAATGTAATTATGGTAGATAATGCTCGTGGAGAGTATAAGTGGCAGACTCCTGTCTCTACAGATCTTCCATACATTCTTGAGGATATTGAACCACTTAATACTTTCAAAGGTATTGATGGAACAACCTTTAGAATTAAATTAAGCCGCAGAGAGTTTGGACATGGTGATATCATCACTTATGACAAATATAATGGGGTTGAGATGTACATTACAGATGAAGATATTCTTCCATTAGGTGATGGTTATGTTTACACAGTTCAACTTGTGAACAATGACAACACTAAATTCTTGGATAACTCATACTTAAACAATGGAACTAGATTCTTTAGAAAAGGTTCTGCAAGAGGTGAGTATGGTGAAAGATTCTCTGACATCACTACAAGAACTGGTTTCCGTGAGTACTACAACTTTGTTGGTGGTGCTGAAGCTCACGTACATTATTCAGTTTCTTCAAGAGCAGATTTAATGATCAAAGGTGGTATGAATGCAGATGGTACAGTTCCTGTAACTGAGATCTGGAGAAACTTTGGTGCTACTAATGATCCTTCTATCACATCTTTAGAAGATATGGTAAAAGTTTTAGGTAAGGATAAAGTTAAAAAAGCATTTGATAATGGAGATCTTTCTAGAACTTTCTTAACTCAAATGGAAGCTGCTCACTTAACTAAAATTGCAAGTGACATTGAGACTTACTTAATGTGGGGACAAGGTGGTAGAGTTAAGCAAGATGGACCAGATGACATCAGACTTTCTACTGGACTTTGGCAACAGTTGAACAATGCGTTCAAAAGAGTATACAACAAAAATAACTTTACTCTTGACTTATTCCGTGGAGAAATCTATAACTTCTTCAATGGTAAGGTTGAGTTCCAAGGACCAGATCCAAAAAGATCATTGGTTGTACAAACTGGTATGGGTGGAATGAGAATGGTTAATGAGGCCATTAGACAAGAAGCTATTGCATCAGGTTTATTAATTCAGGCTGCTGATATTGGTGCTATCACTGGTAAAGGTATGGACTTGAACTTTGGATTTGCTTATACTTCATATGTAATTCCATTCTTGGCAAATGTTAAGTTTGTTCTTAACCCAGCATTTGACAATGTTCATACAAATGATATTGAGAACCCAATCATTGATGGTTTCCCATTATCTTCTTACTCATTCATTATCTTTGATATCACTGATAACACTAATGATAATATCTTCTTATTGAAACTTTCTTGGGACAACCAATTGAAGTGGTGGTATCAAAATGGTACTATGGACTACATGGGTAGAACTCAAGGGTTCCAGTCTTCTGGACAATTCAATGGTTACCGTGTAATGATGTCTCAAACAATGCCAGCTATTTGGGTTAAAGATCCAACTAAAGTCTTGAAAATTGTTATGAGAAACCCAGTTACTGGTGGCTCTCTATAATAGATCAAAGTATAAGAGGGAGTGTAAAAGCTCCCTCTTTTTACTTATTTTTTAAAATTTAAAACCAACAAAAAAATGGAAAATTCAGAATTTACAATGGTGGAAATTAACAAAGCTGCCACCGCAAGAAAAACAGCTATTGCTATTAGACCGTTCTTTGATAAAAATGCTTCTAACATGGGGCTTGAAACTTATGACCAAGTATTGTTTGATGGAGTTAAACACCATGAACAATTAGCTTGTTTGGAAGTTAATGGGGTAATTAGATATATCACAGGTTTAAATGAATTTGCACCTGAGATTAAAATGTTACCTGATGAACAAAAAGCAGCTAAGATTAAAGAAATCAGAACAGCAATTGCTGAACTAGAAAGAGAACTAGCAGCAAATGTTATTGATATTGATGATAAAGATTTTTGGAATAAAGTAAAATTACTTACTCCAAATAACAAAGACTTCTGGAATAAGATAGATATTAAATGTGGTAATGAGCCAGTTTATCTTGATCCAAAAGATCCTTTTGATAGAGTTAGACTTTATGCTATTGAGGCTGGAGGTTTTTCTATTGTAGCAAAAAGCTATGAAGATGCAAGATCAAAATCTAAACCACCAAAGTTTTATTTAGATAAAGAAGAAGAAACTGTAATGGTTAGAACTGAGTACAAGAAAATGCGTAATAAAGCACTTTCTGAATTACAGAAGTTATATGACAAGAACAGTACAAAACTATTCTATGTTGCTAAAGTAGTAGATATTAATAGCACACAGTATAGAAAATCTACTCCAAATGATGTCATTTATGAAAATATGGACTTATACATAAATGGTGATGGTGGAGAAAGCAACAAAGAAAGAGCATGCAAAACTTTCATTGATGCAGTAAATATGGATATGGAGACACTAAAAATTAAATCAGTTGTTAGAGATTCCGTATTTTTTAAGTATATTATTAATAAAGCAGATGGTCATATTTATCATTCTAAGTCTAACAGCTTACTTGGTAGAAATGTATCAGATGTAATAGAGTATTTAAAGAATCCTTTAAATGAGGATATTCTTAAAGATTTAATTACATCTTGTGAAAGATATTGGAACACATAAAATTAAAATAAAATGAAAAAAATGGGTAAAGCCATGTATGGCAAAACAATGATGAAAACAGGTGGTATGGCAAACTCTAATGCTAAAATTTTAGTTGATAAAACTCCTGGATCTAAAGGAACTACAGTTGGCTTAAATCCTAAAGCTATTGTTACTCCAAAAGCTAAGAATGGCATGTCTATGAAACCAGGCATGATGAAAAGAGGTGGTGCTAAAAAGAAATAGTAATGCCTAAAGATTCTTGCTATCATAGTGTAAAAGCACGGTATGCTGTGTTCCCTTCTGCTAGAGCTTCTCAAGCTATTGCCAAATGCCGTAAAGGTAAAGGTCAAGTAAGAAAGACTGAGAAAGGTGCAGAACTAAAAAGATGGCAAGCTGAGAAATGGCAAGATACTAAATCAGGAAAAGCTTGTGGTGCCGGTGGTAAAAATGAATACTGCCGGCCTACAAAAAGAGTATCTAAGGATACACCTAAAACAAAGTATGAACTAACTCCTTCTAAACTAGCTGCTAAGAAAGCTGAGAAATCAAGAGTAGGAATGGGAAGTAGAGTTAAAAAAGTATAGTTATGGCAATTAAGAAAACAACTAAATCAACACCAGCTAAGAAAAGTTCTTCAGTTGGTATTTCTATTTTTGGAGGTGGTAAAGCAGAACAAAGAAAATGGGAAATTGAATCTGCTATGTCTACATTACAAAGAGCTTCTGAAATTCAGAAGAATGCAAAGCTTATGAATGATGTTAAGAAATTAGCAGCAGAAAAAGCTAAAGAGTTTAATAGTATTGCAGCTGGTAAAAAGTTTTAATCATGGCAAGAGTAACTGCTGGTGGAGAGAAACATAAGATCTATAAAAAGACTACTAAAAAAGGAGAAGGAAAAGTAGGCAATATTATGGTTAATCATCCTACTAAAGACAAAGGAAAGTGGGACACTATTGATCTAACAGAAAAGTCAGGAGCAAAGACTATTAAACAAGGTATAGCAGCAACAAAGAAATGGCATAGAGAAAATCCTTATCCTAAAAAGAAAAAAGATGGCAAAGTCACCCGCATGGCAAAGAAAAGCAGGTAAGAACCCAGAAGGAGGTCTTAATGCTAAAGGAGTGGCTAGTTATAGAGCAGCTAATCCTGGTAGTAAACTTAAGACAGCTGTAACTACTAAACCATCTAAACTAAAACCTGGAAGTGAAGCTGCAGGAAGACGTAAAAGTTTCTGTGCAAGAATGTCAGGAATGAAGAAAAAACTAACAAGCTCAAAGACAGCTAATGATCCTAACTCTAGAATCAATAAGTCTTTAAGAAAGTGGAATTGTTAATTTAATATATGTAATTATGAAAACTTGTAAAATGGGTTGTGGTAAAATGAAATCTGGTGGTGCTGCAACAAAACCAATAAAGAAAATGAAAAGTGGTGGAGCTGCTACATTAAAAGATATCATTAATAAAAATGGTGTTGCTATGAGTGGTACTACTGGTCCTATGATGATGAAGAAAGGTGGTAGTTCATCATTACCTATTTGTAAAGGTGGTAATGTGAGAATGCCCGATGGTAGTTGTGGTGATAGAAAATTTAAATCAGGTGGTGCTATTAAAAAGTTTGCTGCTTTAGCTCCTCCATATGATAAAGCTACTGCTGCAGATAGAATTGCTGGAGCTAAGAAAAATGCACGTAAAAAGAAATAATCATGTGTAGCTGTAGAGGAAAAGGTAAAGTAAAAAAGTAAAGTCATGCCTGATAAAAAAAGTCCAAGAGAAGCAAAACAAAAGTTTTATTCTCCAGATGGTAACTACAAAACAGTAGTTAAAAAAAGATATGGCTCACCTGAAAGTGTTAAAGAAACAAGAACACTTAAAGGAGTATTGAGAGGTGTTAATAAACCATCAATTCAAATTGATGAACCACCAATGGCTAAAGAACCACAAATCTATAAAGCTAAAAAAGGTGGAGCAACAGATAAGAAGTGGATTCAAAAAGCAGTAAACCCTAAACATAAAGGTTACTGTACTCCTATGTCTAAACCTACATGTACACCTAAGAGAAAAGCTCTTGCTAGAACATTTAAAAAAATGGCTAAAAATAAATAATCATGAAAAAAAATAATAAAGTAAATCCACTTACTCACTTTAATAATCTTAAAGCTGCTGCTATTAAGAAAGCTGGTGGAGAAATGTCTAAGTATAAGAAGTCATTACCTAAAAAAGATAATGGTGGTGGTTTATATGGTATACCAACTTTACAAGAAAGAGGTATTAGAAATGTATATCAAGGTCCTTTGAATGAAGAAGATTCAAAATATATGGATAAACAATATCCATTAACAACAAAAGATTCTTGGAATGGTCCATTCTTATCTGAAGATAGTGGATCAAAACAAATGCCAGGAAGAGGTTATTATAATCCTGATCCAAATGCCAAAGGGTATACTAAACTTCAAAAACAACAAGCAGCAAGAGAAAGACTTGAAAATTTGGCAAGATCAAGTGATGAATTTGTTCAAAAAAGAAATAAAGAATATGGAAATTTAACGGGTAAAAATGGAACTGTTAAATATGAGGGAAAAAATATTAATTGGAATGATCAAGATATTGATGTAAATAGTGCACTGAGAAGGTCTGAAAATGCTGCTGTAGATAAGGATACAGGAGCTGGAATGAAGTTATATAAGAGAGGTGGCTCTAATAAAAGAAAAAGAAAATAAAAAATGTTAAATAGTACTATTACCATAAAGATGAAACAAAGGCTGAATAAGCTTGATAGTCAGGATTATGATAACATAACCTGCTGGCAAGTAGTTGAGTCTTTTAATAAGGCTCAAGTAGAATGGGCTAGAAGACAGCTTCATGGTATCAATGTAGTAAAAGAAGGTGATGAGCAATCTACCCGGAGAAAAGATGACTTACAAGTTCTTCTTAATAAAACTACTATAACTAATTTAACAGATAAAGGGGATTATTCTTTTTTAAGTATTCCCGGAAATTATCTACAGTGGAAAAGAGTAGATGTATTTGCTCAAAGAGATTGTTGTAATAAAAGAAGAATGGTAATATATCTTGCAGAAGAAGGTAATGTATCTATACTTCTTAGAGACGCATTAAAAAAACCAAGCTTTGAGTGGGCAGAAACATTTGCTACTTTAATAAATGACAGTATTAATATCTACACTAATGGTGAATTTAACATCCCAGAGGTAGAACTTACATACTATAGACAACCTAGAAAGATACAAATTCAAGGTTGCACAGATCCTTATACAGGAGTTCAATCTACAGTAAATGTAGAATGTGAATTTAAAGATGATATAATAGAATTACTAATTGATGAAGCAGTAAGTATTTTAGCTGGAGATATAGAATCTGGAAACCAGTTCTCTAGAGCACAAGAAACTGCAGAAAGAAACAACTAAAAAATGGAAAAACCTAGAATGTTAAAAAGAGATGCAATGACATCAGCATCTTACTCAAGTGCGCCTTCTGCTGGATCAGCTAATTGTGATACAATGACTGCAGCTTGTGTATCAGAATTAATGAATGCTGCAACTAGTATTCACAAACTACACTTAAAAGTAAAAGGTGCAGGATCATATGCTGCACACAAAGCATTGAATGAATTATATGATGCTCTTCCTGGTCATGCAGATGATCTTGCAGAAGGATATCAAGGTGCTTCAGAAAAACTTCTTGATTACAAAGAATCTGCACCAAGAACTTTAAATACAGTTGAAGAAGGTATTGCTTACCTAAGAGATATGTATCAAATGATAAATACCTTACAAGCTAAAATGCCTTATTCAGAAATTGTAAACTCATTAGATACAGTAAAAGATACTATTAACTCTGGAAAGTATAAATTACTTTTCTTAAAATAATTTTGGAGTTAGAAATATTTTTACTATATTATAATATATATTTATGTTTAACTAAAATTTAAAAAAATGGCTTATTTTAATCATGCGTTTAAGAAAACGTTTTTAGCTACTGGTGATGATATTACCATAACAGCTACAAATCCAGCTGGTGCATCTCTTGGTCCAGCAACAGCAGTTGGTGGATTTTTGAGTACTGCATCTTCTCTTTTACCAACTATTGTTATGAATCAGTTGGCTGCAGCAGCAACTATTTCACAAGGTAATTACTCTAACAATTATGTTGGATTATTTACAAAAAATATGGTTTCTGTATCTACTGGAGATTTAACTACATGTTGTCCACTTTACTTAGTAGGTTCTGCAATCTACTGTGAGGACAAAATTAGTCCGTTCTTAGGTGGATACCAAGAGACTAACAAATCTAAATTAATCAATCCTAGATATGTATCTAGATTTTATGGTGTAGATTCTTGTCCTCCATCTAACAATGTAGTACACGTTGGTTCTACTTATTCTAGTTTAGGTGGTGGTGTAACAACTGGTTCTGTTACTACTCCAGGTGTTGGATATGCACCTAACTCTGCAACAGCTGTAGTTGTTGATACAGTAACTACATCAGGTACTGGTACTGGTCTTACATTGTTTATTACAATTGCTGCTGGTGTACCAACTGTAACAGGAATTGCAAGTCTTGGTAAGGGTTATGAAGTTGGTGATACTGTAACAATTAATTCTCCTTCTGGAACACCTGGTACTCTTGCTGTATACACTATTGTATTTGTTACTCCTGCAATTGATCCAGTTATCCCTGGAACAAATTGTTGTAAAGAGTTTTTATGTGGTGAGACTTATAATCTTCGTTTAGATGTTAAAGGTTCTCCAGCTTTGAGATTCTTAAATCACAATGCATACTATACTGCAACTGCTTATACTGGTTGTTGTCCTGCAGGAACTATTGCTCCAACTCCAGTAGATTCTACTGAAGTAATGATCCTTTGGGCTAATGACTTGTTAAACTCTCCAATTGTATCTCCATTCATTCAGATTGCTATTCAAGATGAGACTGGTGTTATTTGGTATGCTCCAGGAACAGATGCTACTTTCTTAGCTGCTGAAGGTGCTGATACTTGGGATAATTATGTATCTCCAGGACACACAACTAATGCTTGTGCAGGTTTGATCCTTAATGGTGCTTATGTAGATACTAGATTTGGAGATTGTACTTTCCAAATTTCTGACTTCTATGAGAAACAACCAGTTGATTTACATGTAAGTGAAGTAGACTTAAATGGTGATCCATGTGAATTTACAGGTCTTTGTGTAGTTAATGAGTGTTTAGGATCTCAAGCAATGGGTCTTGGTGAGTCAGTTCTTAGAGATATTATTCTTTCTGAGTCTTACAGACAAAATTTCTTCTCTTCTGATTTCAGAATCCGGGAGATCACTCAAGGTAACCAAATTGTAAATGCTATCAACAGACAAGCACTCTACTATAGAGATTACTTGCAACATAGTGTTCCAAGATTTAATAATCCAACTGGTACATTTGACAATGATCAATACCTATTAGAAGTTATCTTTACTGATTCTACTACCGCTACAGCATTTGAAGCTGCAGTAACCACATGGTTAACAAACTGTGATAATGACTGTAACATTGAGACATTTGCTTGTCTTTCAAATTGCTTAGCAATTGCATTCCCAGCTCTTCCAGCTCAGTGTGGAATCTAAGAATTAAAGGTTAATAAATAGATAAAGGGGAGAGAGAGTTTATACTCCTCTCCCTTTATTTTTAAAATAAAGTTATGGCAAATCATGTATTAAGTTTAGAGGTGCCTCAAGTAATGAATGAATGCATTCTTAAGATACTTGACACAAGTGTATATCAGACAGCAGATCCTGCTATTCCAATAGTATGCCCTACACTAAATGTTACAGTACCGGGATTTGGTTATTCTAACCAGATAGAAGGAACTGCAATGACTAATTTTGTTAATACAGGTCACATAACTTTAACTGCATGTGATTTACAATTACAAACTACAGAATGCGGTACTAAGTATTTTAATTTACCAGACGGTATATATATTATAAAATACAGTGTGTCCCCAAATGACACTGTATATGTAGAGTATAATCATATGAGAATGACAGCTGCACTAAATAAGTATTACAAAATTCTTTGTGATATAGATGTTGCAGCATGTGATCCCCCATATAAAATTCAACAAAAACTTGAAGAACTTAGATTAATATTTATGTATCTTCAAGCAGCAAAGTCTAAGGTAGAGTTTTGTCTTGAGCCACAGAAAGGTATGAGCTTATACAATTATGCCCTTAAACTTTTAAATAAAATGTCTTGTACAAATTGTTAAACCAAATAAAAACCAATAGTTATGTCAGTATGTGGAAATTGCAAATCAAAATTATCTTGTGGATGTCAGAAAAGAAAAGCATCTGATGGTCAACAAGTTTGTGCTAATTGTTTAGCAAAATATGAAGCAAAATTAAAAGTTAATAAGCCCAACGATAATTTACAAAAATTTATTAAATAATGTGTGTAGTTGTTCCAGGTTCATTTACGGCAATAGTATCAGCATGTGACCCACTTACTGGGTTATATTCTATTACTGGTCAAATATCAATAATAAATCCTCCTGGACAATTAAATTCTGGAACAGATGGTTATGTAGTTTTTGGAACTACCTGTGGTGGTGGATCTAATTTTGTTGCAACAGGACCATTTCCAGATAATGCAGTAGTTACAATATCATATACACTTAATAATTTAATTTCTAATGGTGCTAATGGATGTATAGTAACTGCAGCATTTTATGATAACACAGATATTAATAATGTAATTCTTTGTACTGAAGCAGAGATAGAATTTAATGCAGCAGAACCTTGCCTTACAAGTTTTAGATACTATGAGTTTACAAATTGCTGTACACTAGAAGTTCTTTCATTTGGTCCCGGTAAAATAGCTTTTGTTAGCATAGCACCGGGAACATATTTATATACAGGTGCTCCATATCAAGGATTAGAAACAAATACTTGTTATACAGTAGCTAATGCTACTACACAAGATCCTACTTATTATGGTAATCTTCCAGATGTACCAGCTAATAGTACAGCTAATTACACAGAAGCATTAGATTGTAATGATACAACAGTATGTCCAGGATGTGATGTTCCTTGTTATAGATTATACTCATGTGACGGTACTATTCCTCCATTTAATACATACACTGATCTTGAGGACTATATAGGAGAGTTTGTAGAAATAAATTTAATTGGGGAACCATCATTAGGATGTTTTTATGTTCAATTAACAACAGCCGGAACTTGTGCAGATGCTGTAGAAGTAGAGGTAATTGGTCAAGAATGTAATTGTGAATGTACTTGTTATACTATTATAGGGGAGGCTAAAGCTGTATTTTATCTTAATTGTGAAACAGGAGAAATTGAAAGTATACCATTAACTCTTCCGGAATTACAAATATGTTCACAAATATATCCAGTAATTCCAGGACCAACACCAAATATTCCTGTAGTAACTAGCAGTGGACCATGTGAAAATGATTTAACTACTGGAGAATGGAGCTGTCCACCAGAGTGTTTTGTTTTAACAGACTGTGCTGGAATCTTAGATCCAATATATGCTACTAAGCCTTCATTAAGTCCATATGCAATTTTAGGTAAAATTGTAGTACTTGATGGTTATCCTGGTACTTGTTGGGAAGTTGCAGATACTGCAGAATGTGATTGTGCAATAGATGTAACTGTGTTACAATCATATGAAGACTGTCCCACATGTCAAAATGCACCAAAATATAAACTAACTAATTGTGATAATCAAACACTTATAGTTTATACTAGTACAGATTTAAGTGCTTATGTTGGTCAAGTAATTACTAGATTAGATTGTCCTGGATGTTGGTATGTAGAAGAAATAGAAGACATACCATCTGACGTACCTATAACTGTAGATGTAGCATATATAGATTGTATAGAATGTGCAAGGGATTATTACTTGCTTACAGATTGTACAGGATATAAAGATCCAATTATTACTTATACAGATCTTAGTCAATATGTAGGAGATGTAATTAAAATACTCTATTGTCCTGAAACTTGTTGGTCAGTAGCTACAACACCATTGGCTACAAATGCTGGTATAGTAATTCCAGAAGTAGAATATAATGACTGTGAAGAATGTTTACTTACATTCCCTTGTATTTGTACAACAGTTAGAAATGATAGCACTACAACTAAAGAATATCAATACTATGATTGTGAACTTGGATTGCAAATATTTACACTTGTAGCTGGTGAAACTTCTGAAAGATTCTGCATACGCGCATGGGCACAATATTATCCTGAAACAGACTATATAGAAACCTTTGGTAATTGTACGGAAACATCAACTGATGTTTGGGAATGTCCAGCAATTGTTTATCCAAGAAGAAGTGTACAACCAGGATATAATACACCAGCATGTACTACAGCAAAATATGAAAAAATATCTTGTAAGTCTGCAGAAGTATATTACAAACAAGTACTCTATTTAAGATATGGTATATCAGATTGTTGTCCAGAAGATACTGACAAATGGTTAATCAAAAAGGAACTTATAGATTTGGATGCACTTAGAGATCCAGACTATGAATGTACTGTGGTAAATCCTTGTTGTCCAAATACACCATCATGCGGACAATCATCTTGTGGGTGTACTGCAACTATTCCTTGTAATTCTCAATAATAATTAGTATATTATAGATATGAAACCTATAAATTTAGATAACAGTCCATGTAGCCCAATCTCAAGTAACTGTGTGATTTGGCAAGGTCCAGATATTCCATGTATTAAACTTTGTACGGGAGATACAGTATCTAATGTAGTTTACAAGCTTGGTATGGAGCTTTGTAACATCATGGATCTTTTGGATGTTAATGGTTATGACTTATCTTGTTTTGATTTAGCAAGTTGTAAGCCTCAAAATATTCAAGAGTTAATTCAGTTTTTAATTGGAAGAATTTGTGATCTTGAAGCAGTAAATGCAGCAGAAGCTGCAACACCAGGATCTGTACCTAAATCAACAGGTGCAGATACTCTTGTTTCTATTGCTCCATGTTTTGTTATTGGTACAACAACTGTAATGACTATTGCTGAATATGCTCAAGCAATGGGTGCTAAAATTTGTTCTATTGTTGATCAGATAACTCTTATTAATACTCAACTAGATAATTTAAATATTAGAGTTACAGCATTAGAAAGTGCTCCTCCTCCATCATTTACTACTCCATCAATTTCAGTAGACTGTACATTATCTAATCCAACAGTAATTGCAGGAAATACATATACAATTGATATTGTTCTTAATGCATTAGTAAATGATAATACTTATGGTTATTGTGCATTATTGACATCAACAGGATTACCTTCAGCAATTGCAAGTTCTGTATTAAGTCAGTGTATTGCAAATACATCAGTAACACTAACAAATCCTCCAGTTCCATTTGCAACTGAATACTTAGGTAGTTGGGTAAACACACCAACAACAGTAGCAGATGCAATTACTAATTTATGGATTACTGTTTGTGATATTTATAACTATTTAACATCATTAACCTTTACCGGAGATACAACATCAACAATACAATTAACTGTATCTAGTGGACCTGCACATACTTTTTCTGCAAAACTATTAGATACAGGTTGGGTAGATCTTGATGGATTTGGATATTACTCAGGAACTACTGGATCAACTCTTGTACCACAAGCAAGAAGAATTGGTAATGTTGTACACTTTAGAGGACTTCTAGTTATTCCAATTGATGATGGAACTGGTTCTGTTTTAGGATGGAACTATGGTTTTGCACCTGCTGTAGATACTTACTATCTTTCTACTACTGTTACACCAGCTTCTGTTGGAGCAGGATCAGTAGTTACATCAGCTGCTGGTTCAGTTACATTTAATCAAGGTAACTCAGTTATACCAGCTTCTATTATGGGTGCAGGTGAGGTATTTGATAATACATATTCAACTAATTTTTTAATTGGAGCAAGACCAATACAAGTTGATGCTTCTCCAGTAACAAGTAGTATTTTATCTGGATTGTTTAATATTTCAATTACTGCAAATAAAATACTAACCCTTTCTCTTCCTAAAAATGCTGAACAAAATGCCTTTTCGGGATCAGGTGGTCTTAACACTTCACATTTAAATTATATTGTATCACATGTTAGATTGGGAGACTATGTTCCATCATTTAATAATGCTAATACTAATGTGAATAGTAATGCTGCAGCTGGAACTATTGCACTAGATATGGAATATAATGCAGCACTAACGTATCCTTTTGCTTGCAATGCAAATGATGAGCAACAAGTTGCTGGATTTAGAATTCAACTTGATGGCTTAGTTGCATATATAGATCCTTGTACTACTGATATACCAACACCAATTGTTTGTCCTTAATAAATTAAACTATGGCTCATAATACTTGTACTTCTTGTGGATGTAAAAAATGCGGATGTTCAGATACTGCTCTAGTATCTCCTGCACCATGTCCAACTCCAGCAGGATGCCCAACACCTTTAACATGTTCTGAAGTTTTTGATGCAGAATGTGTAGTATACACAGGAGATCCAATTCTTTGTGGTTTAGAGGTTGTTGTACCTACTAATACAAATATGGCAGAAGCACTACAGTTAATTGTTGCTTACTTCTGTTAAAATATAAAGTTGCAGTTTGTTGGTTTCTGTAACAACGGGTAGAACCCCTGCACTAGCGGGGGTTTTGCTTTTATTCCTATATTTGTTAAAGTCATTATTTTTTAGTATATTAAATAGTATAGTATGAAGGAATTTAAAAAGCCAGATCTTACTGCTCCCAGGTATAGACCTGACGTGCACACAACAATGAACAAAGAGTTCTTTGAAAGTTTTAAAAAGAAACATCCTAAGTATAAAAACATGGATGATAAAGATTTGAGAAAGATCATTAAAAGATTTAATCAAATTTTATATCAGACAGTTATTGATACAAGAGATGGAGTATTGTTACCAGAGCAGGTGGGATGGTTATTTATTGGAACATGTCAAACAAGTAAGAAAGATAATATTGATTTTGCTAAGTCTAATAAGTATGGTGTTGCGGTAACAAATAAAAACTGGGAAACAGATGGTAAACTTGCTAAAATATTTTTTTCAAACTATGCTCCTAAACACAAAATGAAGAATAGAGAATTTTGGGGATTTACTGCATGCAGAGAATTTAAAAGAGCAGTAGCAAAAGCATATACAGAAAACTGGAATATTTATTTGCAGGTTTTACCCACAGCTAAAATAGATAAGCTATATACTGGAAAACTTTATGCAGATTATCTTATTAGTGCTGATAAGAAAAAATTAGAAAACTATAATGAATTTGAACTATGACAACTATTGGAGAAGCAATATCAAGAGTTAGAAATACTCTAAAAGCAGTTAAGGAAGATCCGTTCTTAACTGATAGGGTAATTTATAGCTCATTGCTAAAGTATGGTCAAACTCTTATGAAGAGAGAAGACAACCAGTTTAGGTTAATGAAGATTAGTTCAATCTTTCAAGTTCTTCCCTATGTAGAGCTTATTGATGTAGATAAGGTAGAGGCTGGTTGTTTTGGAGTTTATTCAGGATGTTACTTTAAAAGATCAAAAGAAAAGCTTCCAACTATTCTCAATGGTGCAATGGGACCTATTATACGTACAGTGTCTTCAATAGATGGTAGTATAGAAATGTTTAGAACAGATCCAGGTACTTGGGTTTCTATGACTAAAACAACAACATTTAAATATAACACTAGAAAGTATTTCTGGTATTTAAATGGTTACTTATATGCACCTAATATTGATTGGGAAGCAATTAAAGTAGAGGCAGTATTTGACGGAGTTACTGATCCTTGCAATGATAAAGAACAATGTGAAATAGCTCAAGATAAACAACTGAATATTCCAGAATATTTATTTTCTGAAGTAGAGCAATTTGTAATTAAAGAATTAACCATGACTATGCAAGTACCTTCAGATGGTGCTGATGATGGTCAAAACACTCTTAGATAATGGATTTTAATTATACTCTTAGATACAGAACATTTGACCAATTGTTAGAAGATGTAACAGTTGACTTAAATACTTTTGCTTTAGAAAATTTAATAGAGCCACAACAGCTTATTAAACTTACCAAAAAAATAAACTATGATTTAGGTTTAAGAATCAATCAGCAAAAAGAAATCATACTAGATGTATGTCACAATAAAGTTAAACTGCCTGATGATTTTTACACATTTAATTTTGCATTTATTTGTGGTAACTATGTAGAGCGTCTAGGGTATGATGCAGCTTCAGGTGGAACAACAATAGTAGAAGTACCTTATCAAGAAGTACCATCTACTATAGATGTATGTGCTCCACCAACAGTGAACTGTAGAACATGTAACTCTCATCCATGTAATCAAACTGCAGCATGTGACCTTAATCATCCTATAGTAGACCCAATACCTACAGCTTATGATCCATTAAATCCTTATGGTAATACTTGTATTGCTCCAAGAGTATTTATGAACTGTAAAGGGGAGAAATGGGAACTAGTTCAAGTAATGAACAATACAGGAACAACAAGAGTGTATACTGATTTAATTCCATTAAGAATGAAGGCAAGTCAAGAAATAGAATGTGACTGCCCAAATCTTTATTACAACACAAACAATCAAGGTTGGATTAAAGGAGGATTTTTATTTACAACATTTGAAACAGGAAAAGTTTATTTAAACTATCAAGGTCAAATGGAAGATGACCAAGGGAATTTAATGGTTCCAGATCATGATCTTTTAAATGAATATTATGAGTATGCACTAAAGTCAAGGATCTTTGAAAACTTATATTTAAATGGTGAAGATGTTGCACAAAGAATGCAATTGATAGAACAAAGACTTAAGACTGCAAGAAATCAAGCACTCAGTTTAGTTAACACACCAAACTTTAAAGAGATGGAAAAAATGTGGTGGACAAACAGAAAAGCTATGTATGGTAAGTATTATACAATGTTCCAAAGTTATTCACCTAACAATCCTTATTATAGAAACGCAAGAAGCATTCAAGTTGTATAATTATGGCAAAGAAACAAGGTTTACAAGAAACTGGTAAGGTCACCACAAGCTCTTTTATTAAAGGTTTAAATAAAGACTCTGACCCTTCATTTGTGTCAGAGGGTATGTGGACGCATGCAGTAAATGCTGTAAACAATACAATTGAAGGTGACATAGGAACATTATCAAATGAGACATCAAATTTCTTGTGCTCAGCAACAGGAACATCAATGCCTCTTACTGTAACTAAAAAATATATCATCGGTGCTATTTATTTATATTCTGACAAGTGGGTTGTTTTTACTGCAGGACATGATAATACAGGTAAAAGAATTACATCAGAAATAGGATTATTAGAAGAAGATGTATGTAAATATAGAGAGATAGTTCAGGACCCTTGTTTAAACTTTGACAAAAGATATCTTATATCTGGATCATCAAGAGAAAAAGAAGATTGTTCTTGGCAAGTATACTGGGCTGATGGATTTAATCCTGATAGATTTTTAAATATTGGTGACCCTAGAACTTGGCCAACTCCAGATTACTCATGGCTAGGTGGCACATCAGCAACAATGAATTATTATTCTAATGGAGTTGATACAACTTTCTTATGGCCAGGAGTTCATTGGGAAGAAAAATGTACACCAGCAACACCATGTGAATTTTGTAATAATATTAATAGATTAGATTGTCCAAAAACAAGATTAGCTAGATTGATGGAAACACCATGTCTTAACTTAACATTGGGACAATCTGGTGGAACATTATCTAATGGAACTTACTTTGCACTAATAGCATATACAATAAAAGGTCAAAGAGTTACAGATTTCTTTTCACAAAGTAATAATCAATTTATTTATAATGTTAGAGATATAGAAGGTTCATTAACATTAACTGTAGATGCAGATTCTGAAAACTTTGATGAGTTTGTTTTAGTTCTTGTTGCTACTGTAAATCAACAAACAGTAGGTTATCAAATTGGATTTTACTCAACTAAAACTTCTAGAATAGAATTAGATTTAATTAACCCTAGTCTTGTAAAAATTCCATTAGAGCAATTACCTATTACAACTCCAGTATATGAAACATCTGATCAAATGACAGATGTAAATAATTATCTTTTAAGAGTTGGTCCAAGATCTAGATTTGATTTTAATTATCAACCACTTGCAAATATGATTCAAGCAAGATGGGCTAGTGTTGAATATCCAGCTGATTATTATATAAAGGGTGGCAATAAAACAAATTATCTTAGAGATGAAGTATATACCTTTTACATAAGATGGGTATATGACACTGGAGATAAATCTGCTTCTTATCATATTCCAGGAAGAGCTCCTAGGAACTTTCAAATACCTGGTGGAATAGTAATGAATGAGGCAGATAATTTTTTAGTAACTCATGATCAAAATGCATTAGCAACAGATGACAGTGTATTTGAAGTATATAATACAGCAACACAATTGTTATACCCAGCAACTCTTCCGGGAGCAACACTTGTAAATGGTCAATGGGTATTACCAGATGGAGGTACTTTACTTGCTATTGGAGAAATGGGATATTGGCAATCAGATGAAACATATCCAGAAAAAAGACCTGACATATGGAATTCTAGTTATTATTGTTGGACTGGTCCTGCAGCACAAGTGCAAGTTGGACAAACTGAAGGTGCTTTTGATCTATGTGGTAAAAATATTAGGCATCATAGATTCCCAGAAAATTTTATTAATAACAATGCATCTACAGATGCTGTGCACTTTAGACCAAATCCAAACAGTACTACTTCAGGGGATGAATTCTACATAAGAATTATGGGAGTAGTATTTGAAAATATTATATTGCCAAAGGATCAAGATGGTAATGATATTCCAGGTATTGTTGGTTATGAAATTTTAAGAGGATCTAGAGAAGGTAATAAAACAATTATTGCCAAAGGGATGGTTAATAATTTTAGAAGCTATGAAAATAAAAGTGCACTTGCACAAAATAAAACCGGGCTCTATGCAAATTACCCATTTAATACAATTGTTCCAATAGGAGCTTCTTTAAACCCATCAGATCATAATTTTTTATATAATGATCCATATATTAAAAATGAAGAAATTATTCCTCCGGTAACTGTACTTTACAATCAAACTATACCTACAGATATTTTTACATTTCATTCACCAGATACAATGTTTAGATCACCATATCTATCAACATCTGAGTTTAAGTTATATGGAACATTAAATGGTTATGCAGATTTAAATTTTCAAAATCCTAGTGACCATCCACAATTTAAATTGTTAAGTGATGCTGTAGTTGCTGCTATGATAGTAGTTGGAGTAGCTGAAGCTTTAGTATCTTTATTAGGTAAGAGAACAATTAATCAACCAGATTTAAATGCTACCTTACAAAGATTAATTTCTGGAAATACCGATGCATCTCAAATTGCAGCACTTACAGCACTAACTACACTACCAACACCAGCAACTTCTCCTGTAAGTATCTATCAAAACTTTTTAGACAACTATTATTCAAGTGGTAATGCTTTTCTTGATGCATTAATTATGATTAATCCAGGTCCTATTGGTCCAAATGGTTACCCTGATACATCTTATGCTCAAGCTCAAAATTTATTTATAAACACACTAAATGCTACAAGTGGAGCTACAGGATTAACACCAATTGTTCAACAAGGTTTAGTAGAAATGCCAAGCTATGCTTATCTTGATCCAATTACTAGAGCAATTGGAGGATTAAATCAAATTTCATATTATTTTTCAGAAGGTGCGGAAGCAACACTAAGAATATTTTATGCTATAACACCATATAGACAATATGCACTTCAGTCTGTTGCACATGGGTATTATGGTAACATGATAAAAATTGGTCAGTCTGAGTTAAAAAGATTTTCAATTGAAGATAATTTTTACGTTAGAGATAATTTGCAAAATGTTCCTAAGTATCAAAATCAGTTTGGTCAGTATTTTAGTTATGTAATTAATAATTTAAAAAGATCAGATATAATAACTGTTCGTACTAAATCTGGACCTTATTACAATTTAGCATATCCTGATGGAGTAAGCATTGGCCCTAATTTAATTACTACAGGTATAAGAGATAAATCATTAGTTACATTAGGAACTGTTGTACAAAATTCTTCTGATTCAGCATTTATTAACTCTACCCTACCAACTTTTGAAAACTTTGATACATCTTTTAGTTTACCTATTGCAAGTCATTATGGAGCATTAAAATACAGAGTTAGAAATCAATATGGTCAACTAGGTAGTGAATATCAAATTGCTGTAACTTCTTGTGAACAAAAATTATCTGATTATAACTTACAACCTATTCCATGGACATGTCCAATAGACCAAATAACATATCAGTTTAAAACTATACAAAGAACACCAATTGTATTTGGGGGAGATACATATATAAATAGATACACTGAGAAGAACAACATGATGTTCTTTTACAATTGGTTATATGATCAGCCAGATGGTTTTGAATATAACTACTATTTATATTCTATGATTCCAAATGCAAGATTTAAAGTAAACAGTATAAATTATGATGTTGGATATCTATCAGAATTAATAAACATCAGTGGACCTTCTGTTCCTGGTACAGGACCTGTGCCAACTGCATTTTATAATATGGATTATTATGTTAATTCAAATAGATATTATGATTATGCAACAGACACTACACAAGGTGTGGGTAAGTATGAAGGTTTATTTTCTGTAAGAAATGCATACTTCTATTTAGCAAATTCTGGCATCAGAGATTTCTTTGTAGAATCAGATGTACTTGTAGATTTTAGAAAACAAAGTATAGCAGAAGGTGGTAAGCATTATGATCCATATAGATACACAGATTATATTGCTATGTTTGACATGAACCCAGCAATAATGGGTAAACTTAGTGAGTACATATATGATTACTCATTGAGTGTGTCAAAACTTTACAACCAGTATTTTTCAGCAGGTAGCATACAATCAAGATACTATAATCCTGCAGTATCTAAGTTATGTTATACATACTTACCGGATAGGATTATTTATTCATTGCCTCAGCAAGATGAAGCAATAAAAGATAGCTGGTCAATATACCTTATAAATAACTATAAAGAATTTAAAGGGCAAATCTCTGGAGTTAAGTCAATTAACAAATCAGGTATATTCATTACATTTAAAAATGAAAGTCCTTTAATGTATCAAGGTGTAGATACACTTGAGACAGATTTAAATACTAAGATTACTATTGGGGATGGTGGATTATTTTCTCAGCCACAACAATCTGTATCTAATGCAGATAAGGCATATGAATATGGTTCATCACAAAACAGACTATCTGTTATATCAACTCCATTGGGTATATACTATATGTCTCAAAACCAAGGACGAGTATTTACATTTGGTCAAGGACTAGAAGAAATATCTCAGGCAGGATTAAAGTGGTGGTTTATTTTATATATGCCATATCAATTAACAGAAGATTTCCCTAGCTATCCTTGGCAGGATAATCCTGTTGCAGGAATTGGATGTCAATCAACATATGACAGCTCTAGTAACATTTTATACTTTGCTAAGAAAGATTATAAATTAAAAGATCTATATAAAGGAAGAGTAGAATATATTCCAATAAATCCTGATGGTACAGGTGATGCTTTTATTTTAGATAATAATCAAAACTCTAGATTTTTATTAGGTGACCCATTCTTATTTGAAAATGCATCTTGGACATTAAGCTTTGATCCTAAATCTAAATTCTGGATCAGTTTCCATGACTGGCATCCAGATTTATTATTACCAACAAAAGATATATTTTTAAGTACTAAGGAAAATGGTTTCTGGAAACATAATTATATCTGTGATGACTTCTGTAACTTCTATGGTCAACAGTTTGGTTGGGAGATTGAATTCCCAATTGTAACAGGTCAGGCAGTAATGACTACAAGATCAGTAGAGTATGCATTGGAATGTTATAGAAGAAACTCAGGAAGTTGTATAGACCAGCATCATGTGTTAGATTATAATTTTGATACTGCTGTTGTTTATAATACAGAACAAGTTTCCGGATATTTAAATCTAAATCTATATCCAAAGAATGATGTTATACTATCATTACAGTATCCTAAGTTAGGTGCTAACTTATCATCTTATGATATTCTATTTGCTAAAGAAGAACAGAAATATAGATTCAATCAGTTTTGGGATATAACAAGAGATAGAGATGAGTTTCCAATTAATTCTAACTATCCTCCTACTGGACCTTTAATTCCAGGAACTACTATACTTCAAGGTAACTATGCTTCAGAAAATACTTGGGTAACAGCAGCAGATGGATACACTAGAATATTAAATCCAAATAACATGGATTATAATAAATCTGAATTACAAAGAAAAAAATTCAGACATTACTTAAATTTCTTAAATTTAAAAAGAAATCAATGTAATGACATAAACATGATATTGAAATTCAGCAATTACAAAACTTTAAATTCATTTAGGTAATGTACAATAAGAAAGTAATAATAGACGCAATTAGAAATTTAAATAAATCTAAACCAGCTACTAAGTATAACAAAGCTTATACAAACAACACAACTGGTAGTAAAAAAAGTGATAATGTAATAAGTGCTGAGAATGGTGTCAATGCTCCTGTATTTAAATCATTAAGTGTTGGCCCATCTAAAATACAAGGTAAAGGTATATTTAGTCAAGAGCCAATTGCTAAAGATGATGTCATAGGTGTTTCTCATATTAGAAAAAGTTTTACAAAAAATGGGGAGCAATATCAAGCACCATTTCCATCTGTAGAACTAGGAGGTTATTACAATCATAGTGAAAGTCCAAATATATATGAAGTAGATAATGGAGATCATATATTGATGTTAGCTAAAAGAAATATAAATCCTGGAGAAGAACTAACATCTAACTATTATAATCATAATATTAAAGACTTAGAAAGTCCAGATAATTTTAAAAAGGGAGGTTCTGCTAAGAGACCTAAAATTCCTAATAAGAAAAACTCAAAAGCATACTCTAGAAGCCTTGAAGCTACCAATAAGTTCTTTGCACAAAATCCATTATTCTCTAAACCTAAATCAAGAAAAAATAAAATCTTTGATCCTAATGCAAAGTATTATGCAGATGGTGGAGAGTTGATCAAAGCACAAAATGGTCTTTCTCATAAAGAACGTATGCAAGCATATAATGATAGTTTAGCATTATATAATTCATATAATCAATTCATGAATGTTTTAAAAAATCCACAATATAAAATACCATCTGCAGCAATAAGTAAATTTCAAGGTAGGAATCAGGGATTTGGATCATGGGCATTGCCAGGAAATCCTTATCAAAATATTAGTCCTGTTAAAGTATTTACACATTATCAAGGAAATCAACCATGGAGAGTATTTAAATACAAAAAGCCTATAAAACCTGTAATATCTCAAAACCCTCCTAAACCTTGTGTACCAAAAACAACTATTATAAATAATGTACCGAAGAAAGCACCTTCTGGAAAAAAATTAGTTGGGACAGATGAAGAAACAGTTCCTGTTACTGGAAAAAAATGTGAGTATGTTAAAACTATAAATCCAATCTATGAGGATATAAAAGTAGAACCAATAGAATTACCAATCATTGATCCTCCTTTATTAGAAAATAAAGATCTAGGAGAATTACAGGTACATGACTATTCTCTTCCAGATTCTATTGAAGCTCCACAATATACATTAGATCCATACACAGCTGATAGATTAAGTCTAGATGTTAAGTTGCCACAAAATAAAATTGCTGCTTTATTTGATAAAGGTGTATTAGATAGTAAAGGACATGTTGCTCTAGGTAAAAGAAACAAAACAAGGTTAATTCCTAGAATAGTACAGAAAGCTACAGGCTATGATAAAAATTATTTTGAAGGTTATGAAGATGAAGAAGGTAACTTTGTTCCTGGAGAATTAGACTATGGCAATGCAACTGGCTCTGAAATGGAATTTAGAGGAGCAGCTTCTTTAAGAGATTTAATGAATCAACAGAAGTATAAAAAAGAATATGAGGAGTATGATAAAAATTTAGATACTTGGCTTGAACAGTATGAGCAATCAAAGAAAAAACAAGCAGAAGGTAGAGCATTTAAGTATGGAGGATTATCTAAATTTTTTGATGGTGGAGAAAATTTACAAGAGGAATGTCCACCATATCACTATTGGAATGGAGAAACTTGTGTTCCAGTTGATAGAAAACTTGCACCTCTTGATCCACAATACTTATTAGAAAATCCAGATGTTGCAACAAACATGCAAATTGAACCAGAAGTAAGTGTTAGTCCATTAGGTTCAGATTTTTCTAAAGCATTATCCTGGATAAATAAATGGCATGATTCTCCAATGCATGATAAAATGCTTATGAAATCATCAAAATTATCAACTAGAACAGATTCAGATGCTCAAAAACTTTTTAAAGAAATAAAAGATTTAAGAAAAAAAAATATACAAACTATCCCAGCACTAGATATTGATTTTGATAAAACAAATCCTAATGTAAAATTGATTGAGGATTTATATGGCTTTTCCCCATGGGGAATATCTGATAGTAATACAGGTAATGTTTCAATACATCAATCTTTTCCTGGAAATAAACAAATGTTAGTTCATGAGATTAGTCATTCTTCTGATAGACCAGCTGGTGAATTAGATAGACTTATTCCATATAATGATCAATTAGCAATGCAATATAGAGTTCCATTAAATTGGAAAAATAGTCAATATGGTAAAGATGAAATGGCTTGGTATAAAAACTCACAAAGTAAGTTAGAAGATGAATACATGGGTGAAGAAGAAATACCAAGAGATATATATGAACAAAATAAATTTGATGATTGGAATAATTATTTATTAAGTAATAAAGGAAGTGAAGTTAGATCAAGATTGAGAGAAATACAATTTGGTGCGGATGAACAAAATATTTATGATCCTTTTAATAAGAAAATAACAGGAAGACAATTTAAACAGTTAGATAAAAAGTTATTATATTCTAAGCCATTAAATGAACTTAGAAAAACTTATTCTGATAAAGATATAAAATGGATGTTAAACAACATTTCTAAAAATGATAATGAAACTGATGATACTATTCAATATAGTAAAAATGGTGGAGCAAAGAAAAAAGATTTACCAAAAGCTTCATTTGGTTTACCAGGTACTGGAAAAGATAGATCTTTAACATTTACACCATTTGACTATAGATCTGCTTATGGTCAAGCTTCAGACTTTAATAGAAATCCAAATTATAGTTTAACATATACTACACCTAATCTATTTAAAAAAGCAGATCTATCTGCCAATCCTTTATCTTTTACTTTAGGTAGACCTTACAATACTGATGCACAAAGTTTAACAAACCGGACTTTAAATTTTGTACCTCAAGAAGGATTGTTTAGTAGTTACTATGATCCTGCTTTGGGAGGTGAAAATAATCCAAAGTATCAACAATATTTACAAGATGTATCAAATTATACAGGGACTCCTGTTTCTGAATTAAATCAAACTATTATAAATCAATATAATGCTGCAAAAAATCTAGCAGGAGCAAAACCTTTGTATAAAAAAGGAATTCCACTTACAGCAAATGTAGGTTGGGATGTTTTTGGTAATGCATTTGGAGATTCTTCTAGTGGACCTTTTACAGGATACGGATCTTTAAATGTTGGGTATGCACCTGAACCTGGATTTTATGGTACAGCAGATCTTGGTCTGATGGGTGTTTTTGGTAGAAGAAAAAACAATGCAAAAATATCACCTCAAAGATATTTTGATAAAGGTTTAACAAGGCAGGGAGATATGGCTTTTATACCTAAGTTAAATGTATTAAATTTTGCACTTAGACAACGGCCTGAATATAATGACATCCAAACACAAAATATATTAAATGCATATGCAAATGATATAGAGCAAGGAACAAAAACTGCTCAAGGTGTTATTAATAAAACTGATGAGCCTAGATATGATATATCTTTCCTAAGTCCAGAAGGTACAGTTCAAATAAAACCATTTAAAGACTTTCCTGGGGTAGCTTCTTTTACCGGAGGACTTAGATTAGATTATGGTGGTAAAGACACTATGGGAGATAATATTCCTATAACACTTAAACCATATGGTAATGTAAGATATACAGTTCCAATTGAAGGTGCTATAGATAAATTAAAGGATCTAAATCTACCTGCTATTAAAAGAAAAAAAACATACAATGATTATGCATATGATCAAGACTATGATGAAGAATACACAGGTGATACTCCACAGGAAGACACACCTACAGAAAACAATTTTGAAGTTAACCCACCAGAACTTCAAGTAAATCCTAATGGTACAATTCTAGGTAGAGGAGATTGTCCAGAAGGTTATGAAAGACCATGTCCAAAATGTAGATGTCAAAAATTAAAACAGCCTGCTGTCTATACAGATAAAAGAGGTAAGCATTTATTTGATAATATGTCTTTTAAAGATGGTGGATCAATTGAATTAACATTATCTAAAAAAGATATAGACAAATATGTTAAAGGTGGATATATAGTAGAAGATATTTCTGTACCTACATTAACAAGAAAAGAGGGTGGATGGCCACCAAAATCTGGTAGCGGCCTTATAAAAATAGCTGAAAAAGTACCAGGGTTAATTGATAAACTACCAACTGGATGGGAAAAGAACATAAAGAAATTTACAAGATCTAATTATAATCCTTTTAGTCTTTTAGCAAAAGAAATAGGTTATGATATTGCATCACAAAGCCACCGCGCAGGAAGATATGATACAGATATAATAAATGCAATAAAAGGCTCAGAAAAATATCCTGCAAGTTATTTTGGTACAGGTGTGATGCATGGACAAACAGTTCCTGAACATATTAGACAACTTTATGGTGAAGGTAAGAGAGATTTAAATAGAAATTATTTCTTTGGTGATGAAACAGGTTTTGAGCCAACATTTTATGACTTTGAAAGTGATGCTGGATTACAACAAGCAATAGATTGGTATGGTCCATTAAAAGCTTATGAGTTATTTTCTGAAATAAAAGGAGGGGAAGATCTTTCAATAAAAAGTTTATTAGCAAACATACCAGATGAAAGTAAAACATCTGGTCCTTTAGTAGATCTAATGCAAGGATATAAAAATGATAATTTACTTACTAGTGATGAATTTAAAACATTTTATGACCCTACCACTGGAAAACTTAAACTTGTTGATGCATCACCATATTCACCATCTGAATTTGAAGGGCTTATTAAAGATAATTTAAATTATTTATTTGATCAATATGGTCAAGAGACTATTCCATTTCAAGTTAATGCTAATACAACAAAAGAAGGAGAGTTACCATTTGGTTTTCACTTGAGAAGAAATCCTATTAATCCATATGATGATATACAAGGTCACATGAACTTTTTGAAAAGATTATCAAAAGATAAATTTTCTACAGTAGCACGTGATCTTTGGGGATTTAATCGTAAAGCATATATGGACAAATATAGTTATGAAAAAAATCTTAGTCCTTGGATGGTAGATGCTATGGATGCATTTGGTAAGCCTATGGTTTTAACACAAGAAAATCCTATTATCTTTAAACAATACGGTGGAGCATTTGAATATGAAGTGGGGGATGAAATAGAATTAGATGATCTCTCTAAAGAAGAATTAGAAAGATTAGGTTATAAACTTGAAGAAGTAAAGTAATGGCAAAGTATAAAATTATTAAAGTTCCTAAATTAAGAAATGGAGGGTCTAAGAGAAAATTAAAAACTCAAGTTCCAATATCTAATTGGGATTCTCCTGTTGGACCAATAAACAATAATCCAGCATCAGTGGCTAACTTAACTAATAATAACCAATTAGTTAATCAACCTGACTTATATAATGTAGATCCTGTATATCAACAAGAACCAACATATAATGAAAACATTGATCGTTTATATAACAAGGTATATGCTCCTCAACTAGAAACAGAAGATGGGTTATATGAAACATTACAGCCTGAAGATTGTCCTCCTGGAAAAGTGCCATATAAGGGAGAGTGTATAGATGAGTTTACAGTTCGTCTTTTAAAAATTAGAGTAGATGAGGCTAATGCTGATGAACGTGTAGCTATATTTCAAAAAATACAAGAAATAGAACAATTAAAACAAGAAGAAAAATCTGGGCAAAACCAACAAAATTTTAATGTAAAATGGGAGCAATATACTAAAGATGCATTAAAGAAAGGAAATAAACATAAAAAACTTGAACCAATTTTTTCATATTCTGAAGATGTGTTTAATCAACAGATTCAACCAATAATTGATCAGTTTGAGGAATATTATTTTGAAAAAGGATCAGATGGGAAAGTTAATTTTTATCCAAGACCTGTTATATTAGGTCTAATATATGATCAAGGTGTTAGACCTAATGAATTTAAAAAGTATCATGGTTTAGATTCTAAACAAATTCAAAATGAGTTTGGAAGTTTTATTGCAATGGCTGATAATGATTATAACAAGAATGTATCAAAGGAACTTCTAAAAAAAATAAAATCTGGAATGTCTGCAGAAGATGCCAGAAAAGAATTGGAAAAAGAAGGTTGGGGTACTAAAAAAGGTGTAGATCAAAACTTTAAAGATGTAAGTGAGCTTATTGATAAGCAATTAAATGCAGATGTATATTTTACTGATGACAATGGGGTAATGTATAAAAAAGATACAAAAGGAAATATCTTTCAATACACTAGCAGAAACCAATGGAACAATGATAATTTTTCAGTTCTTAATGATAATTCTAATTTTAAGAATGATTATAAAAATCAATTTACTTGGAACTTTGATTGGAAACCAGTAGACAAAAGTTTATTTAAAACTGATGATTATGGTAGAGCAACTATTAATAATAGTGACATAAGTATCTTTACTACTAGATTTCCAAATAGAAAAAAACAAGATACAGAAGAAAGCATACTTAAAAACTATGAAACAACTATTAATTCCTATTTCAACAATGTAGAAAAGGAAGATAATATAAATAATACACAAGCTAATTACTTAGGATTAAATAATCTATTATTTGATAAAGTATCTGGATCAAATTGGTCAGGTAGTTTAGATCCAATTAATCCTATCTCAGATAAAGTAACCCCTGAGTATGCAGAAGCATATAATGATGCTGTTAAACAGATGAATGCTTTAACAGAAATAGATATGGGGATAGATGTAAACCCAGCTAATATAAAAGCATACTATGATGTTTCTAATGACCCAGAGTCTGTCCAAAAACAAAAAGCTAAAATTCTAGAAGAGTTTAATAATAAAGTAAATAAATTAAAATTTAAAGTTGAGGGAACAGATATATCACTTGGAAAATTAAGTGGTAATAGAGATATAACATCATATAAAGATCCAGATAAATTTCTTAATCAGAAAAAACAAACAATAGATCAAGAAGCAAAAACTTATTTGCAGAATGCTTTTTTAAATAATATTTTACCTACAGAAGTTAATGCTCAGAATACTGATGAGTATAGGGGTTCAAATTTAGTAGAGCAATATGGAACCTTTGAAAATTTTCTAGGCTCTCCTGAAGCACAAAACTTTTTACAACAGTATCGCGCACAACCATCTTATGCTCAAACTTTATTTGGAGAAACATATAAAAATCAAGCTATAAATGAATATAGAGATAAAGCTAAAAAAGAACTAGAAGATGCTAAATTCCTTCAGAATAAATTTCAGAATAATATGAATCCTGTTTATTTTGGATTGGATCAATTAGGTAGTTTTGTAAACCAACCAAAGAATACTTTAGAAAAGTGGACTTCTGGACAATGGCAAGATCCTGTGGTTGGTACAATGACAGATCAAATGACAGAAAGTGAAGCAGATGCTTGGACACAAGCATTTGGTCCAGGTGGAAGACAACTGTTTTATAATAAATCTATGGAATTCCAAAAACCTATTGATCAGGCTATAAATTTATTTAGTCCATTTCACTGGGCTGCTCAAACAGGAAGCACTGCTTATCAAAATTATGTAAACGATAATCCAGAAATTAATACTGGAGATGTTGCTTTAAATGCATTCTTTGCTGCAGCACCTTATTCAAAAACTTTACAGGCATTGTCGGGAGCTAGACTTTTACCAAAGTTATCTAAAGCAGCACCTATTGTTTCTAAATTACCACAGTATCAAATAGCAAGGAATCTTGCAACACCGGGTAATGCACTATTAACTAAATTTGGAGTAGATGCATTTAACTTAAATCCTGATAATCCTGGTTTTGCAATTGAAGCAGGAAAAAATATTTATGAAGGACTTCAAACAGGAAACGAAAAACAAGTAAATGAAAATATACTTCCTCTTGGAATGGGTCTAATGATAGGCAAGCATGGTTATAAGAATCTTAGAGATGCAAGATACTACTTAAAGCCATTTAAAATGGATCCTACAGTTGTTGATAGAATGTATTATAATAAAGGATTGAAGTCTGGAGGAGAATTACCTAAAGCAAGTCTTGGTAAAGGTGTTAAAGAAAAAAGATTTGGTAAAGAAAAAGAAAGAGAAAAAGAAAATATTATTAAAGCTCCTGAATTACCATTAATTTTTGAACCTAATCCTATAATTAGAGAAGCAGCACCAACTGTAGAACCTCAACTTGTTTTTCCAAATACTCAAAGCACAGAAGTATTAGGAAAACCTACACAAGGACAACAACTGTCAATGGGGTTTCCAGAAGAATATAAAACTATGACTGGTGAACCAACTAATATAGATGCATTTATTTATGAAACTGTTACTCCCCCTACAGGATTAAATTTAAATGTAACAGCTAATCCTCAAAGTCCTTTATACAAAGCTATTAATCCTAAGACAGGTAAAATAAATTTTGAACAAGCTCTCAGTATTTTACGTAAAACAGCAGGGGGAGATGAAGTTATAGAATCATTATTTAATAATCCAGATTTGTGGCAAGGATTAGATTCCAATGTTTTACACATGGATGCTAAAGAATTATTAGGAAGTGTACAACAAGCTATTCCAGCATTAAATAAAACAGAAGTTCCTTTTGCTTTTGAAGAAGGTAGTTTATTTGGTAAAGATATATTTGATCCAGAAATAGGTGATTACAGGGAAGCTCCTAATTCTACTTATGGTTTAAATTTTATATATCCGGATCCTTTTAGAAAATTATGGTCAAAGTACCAACAAGGGGATAATAGAATGAATGCTAATGTAGTACATGCAATTGATAAATATGCTACTGGATTAGATCTTTTAAAACGTAATTTAATTTACAGCTCAAATGAAAAAATTGAAAAAGTAAAATCTGCTCTTGAAAAAGGAGAATCTACTATTACAACTAATTCTGGTGTTTCAAAATATGTAGATGCAGAATATCTTAAAGAACTTGAACAAAGCTTTGAAAATAATTTAGCTATTATCAATAAAAAACAAGAAGCTTATTTAGCTAACAAAGATACTTTTGCAGATTTTCAACTTACAAATCCAAGAACTATTCAATTTAGTAATGTAGATCAATTTGGTTATGGATCAAAAGAACATGGTAATGCAAATGATACATTAGCACATGTTCATGTTTATGAAAACGCGTATCAACCTGATGCACTCTATGCATCAGGAATTCAATCAGATGCTGCTGAGCAGTTTTCTAAAATGAAAAGAAGATATAGAAAAGATGGTAGTGAAGAATTTGATTTAGAAGGATACTTGCAAGAATTTGAACAACATTCAACTGGTAATTACTTTTCTCCAAATGTTCAATTTAAACCAGGATCTCATATGGAACAATTTGCTGGTGAAGCAGCTGATGTCATTAAAAGAAACTTACAACAAAAAAGAGTTTTAATGACCAATAAAAAATCTACTGAAAAAAGATTAATACAAGAGATGTTACAATATGCTGCTGATCAAGGGAAGAAATATCTTTATATACCTACTGCAGAATTATCTACACGAATACAAGGTAATGATAAAGCATCTGGTATTTATAATGATTATAAAAAACATTACATTAAATTATTTGGTAAATCTGGTGCTGTTCCTGAAACAGATCAATTTGGAAATGAGTGGCTAAGATTAGAAGTACCAGAATCTTACAGTAAAGGAGAAGGTATAATAGAAGCTTATAAAGAAGGTGGATATGTGTCTACAAAACTTACTCAAAAAGAAATAGATAAGTATATCAAAGGTGGATACATTATAGAAGATGAGTAAACTTTATAAGTTTAATGAATAAATTAAAATTTAGTATATTTAATATATAACATGCTATATGAAAAAATCTGTTAGAATAAGAAAGGCTGGTCCCGGTGAAAAACCAGGGTACTACAACAAGACAGCTAATTTCTTAAACAAAGCTTTACCAAAAGCCAGTCAAGGATTGCAAGTGCAAGAAAGATTAAAAGTTATCATGAATGATACATATGCAAGTTTAAGAGATGGCGCAGATCCAAATACTATTTTTGAAACTTTAGTTACCAAATATGGTATAGAGCAAAAGATGGCATTTGCAATGATCAATAGAGTAATGACTGTGCTTGCTCAAAAAGGTTATAAAGATCCAGCATATTTAGAAGAAGAGGAAGAGGAAGATACTGCACAAGGAACCAATCCTCAAGCTGCTGGTCCAGCTCCACAACCAACACCTAAACCAGCTCCAACAAATACTAATGATGATGAAGATATAGCATTAGCTGAATCAGATATGCCAAGTGGGTATGATGGTATGCAACATTTAGATTCTGGCTCAGAACAATATGCACAAGAAGGAGCATTTCAATATGGTGGTTATTATGATGATGGTGGAGAATATGAAGATGATTATACAAATTATTTTGCAGATGCTGATTCACCACAAGATGCTGTTATAGATCAATATAGTAATCCGGGAAAACTATCTGCTGAAGAAGAAATACCATTTGATTTAAGTAGACTAATTAAGTTTACTCCAGGTGCACAAAATTTTCCACAAACACCAGACCTTAGTTATTACTTAGGTAGCTATAGACCAGTTGCTGATGAAGGTAGTGTACCACAAGATTTATTACCAGCTAATAAGTATGGTGGTTTAAACAAATTTGCTGGTGGTGGTCCAGGTCCTGGAAAAGGTAAGCGTGGAAGAAAAGCTAAAACTCCAGCAAAACCTGAAACAAGAGAAACTGTAGTTGAACCTGTAGAACCTACAGTAGCTCCTGTAGAAAGTGTAGGACCTCAGAGAACTGTAACACCACAAGAATCTGCAGTTACTCCATCAACATGGCAGAACTATCAAAACTTCTTTGCTAAAAGAAATCCATTATCTGATAGAGGGTTTTTTGGTACAAGAGTAGAAAACTTAGGAACCGTTTTAAATACAGTAAGACCACAAAACTGGAGAGAGAAATGGAGAGAGCAAGTAGCACCTTCTACTACCACTACAAAAATTATTACTGATATAAATGCACTTATAGAAAATGATAAGTATGAGCCATCAGTATTACAAAAAAATGCAGATAATACATACAGTACAGGTTTAGGTTTTAATTTAGATCCAGCACTTGCAGACTTTTTATTAAAGAGCACAGAGGAATTTAATATGCTTTCTAAAAAGAAGAAACCTACAGAAATAGATATACAATCATTAGGTGCTCTTCTTGGTGGTGTGGGAATGCCAGAGTCAATTGCTCCTGAGTTAGATTTTTTAAGTATCCATAAACAAAACAATGGTAAACTTAAATTTACTAAAGATGAAAATGGACTATTTAAAGTAGAAATTCTTTCAGAAGTTCCAACAAGATTAAAAGGTTATGGTAAAAGTTCTATAAAGTTAAAGGATGAAATTATTATAGATCCTAAAACAAAAGAGATACTAGACCCAAAAACAAAGTTACCTTTAGAGATAGTTGATAAAAACTATTATATGGGTAACCAGTTAAATTGGTATAACTCTCCATATAGATTTCCTTTTACTTCTAAATTCCCGGGACTTGATTTAAGTAAGTATCCTCAAATAATTTCTGAAAGTCCTTTAAAAAAAGAACCAGTTTCTGGTTGGAATACTGCTTGGAACATGATAGGAAAACCAATGGTCTTTTCTCCAATGTCTCTTCCATTTACATATCCAAGGTTTGCTGAAAGAAGTAAGTTTTATCCTAATGCTTCAAATGTTAAAACACAATATCTTGGAAGGCAAAGAGAAATAGGACCACAAGCTCCTGGTGGAATGACTTTTGGAGATCAACCTTTTGGTGCTCAGTATGCAGACTATAGTTTATTAAAAGATCGTAATTACAAAACAGGATTAGGCTTTTTAAAAACAGCTGGAATTCTTGGTGGTTTAGGATATTTAGGATACAACCAGTTTTTACAAGAACCAGATAAAGATTTTATTTATGATAGGGGAATGGAACAGTTGGTACCTGGAAGTAATATAAATTTCCAAGGAGCTGGTAGAGTTGGTAATGACCCTAATTTTGGAGTTACAAGATCTAGTTTTGATAAAGATAGTATGCTTATTCAAAATGGAGATACAATCCATGATAAAGGATGGGCAACACCATTACCAGATAATTTTAAAAGAGGAGGAGCTCAGAAAAAACAGTTTGTTAAAAATGTAATGTCTAAGTTTGCACCTGGTGGAGAATTAGGAAAAGGTAACAGGATGGATAATGGTAAAGTTTCTGAAAAGAAAAATAATTTTGTTACTAAACTAAAAACTCAAGCAGACAAAATTGTAACTGAAGACCTTTATACTGCTGTTCAAAAATCAGGTGATCCTCAACTTATGAATATTTTCATGGGTAATAACCAACAGCAACAACCTCAAGACAATCAAATGATCCAACAACCTCAGTTTGGTGAAATGGGTGGTTATGTAAATATGGATGTAGAAAATCCACTTACTAGATTTATCTATGGTGGTGATGAAGATCCAGCTTTTTATGAACCATACAGTTTGCCAGAAGCAGGTGGTGGTATAACAATGCCTCCTGGAGGATCTGGTGGACAATACATTGCAGATAAGATGTCACCAGCATTGGATCAAAACACTTTTGAAGTAAATCCAAATAATGATGATATAGTTGAAACCTTCCACAACTGCCCTCCTGGAACTATATGGAGTAAGACATATAATCAGTGTGTACCTATTATGCAATATAAACTTAATCCTAAAGTTGTAAGAGGAAGATCTAGTTTGGCAAATACATTGATTCCAATAAATCCTATATTTAGAAGTTACCTTACTGATCAACCAAAGATTAGTAGACGTGATAATCCATATAGCAGAAAGAATTTAAGACAGTTTGGAAAAGAAGATAGATATAGAGTACTACCAATGTTGTTAGCAAGAGATGCTGGTAAAGGTGACCGTGGATTTAATTCTTATGGTATGCAACAGTTTTTGTCAAGAAGCTTACCTTTTGGTGCATTCCTACAACCTAAATATAATACTGGTGGTCCAAAAAATACTGATTGGATGTCTGGTTCATTTAATACTTCTGATATTAATATTGATGCCCCAGAAGGTACAACAATGGGTTTTGATGAAAATGGAAATCCAATAAGTAAAGCACCAGATGCAATTACACCACCAGCATCACCAGAACAATTTTATGTTAACTCTGATGAGAAACCTAATGATACAAACTATTATGATCCAACTCAATATAGAAAAGTAACTCAAATGGACGGAGAAGCTTTTAATAATGCTTTTAATACTGGTGTTAATTTTACTTCTGGAATGATTAATAACTTACAGAATAATCCAAGAAGCCTTGCTACTACATATCAAGCAACTAATTTATTTAATCAAGTACCCATTACTAATGCTCCATATGCAGGACAACAACAAGATATGGCACAAAATATGGGTACATTTGGACCTCAACAAGGCAATGACAGAAACAGCCTTTCTACATTTGGTAACTATCCAGGAGTATCTAAATATGGTGGTTATATGGAATATGGTGGGTTTGCAGATCCATATAATGATGAAGAAATATACATGACAGATGAAGAAATCCAAGATTATCTGGCAAGAGGTGGTGAAATAGAATATTTATAATTTACACTATGTTAAGAAAAGTAAGAATTAAAAAAGTACCTAAAGCAAGAACTGGATACCAAGTTCAAGGAGCATTAGCTAATGATGTACCAGCAATGGGTGGTGCAGATTATAATGCCTATATAGGAAAGCCTAAGCTTAGGGAAAGTAAATATATTACAGCTGTACCAAGAGATGAGGCTAATCTAGAAGCAGAAGGTGGAGAAACAGTATATGGAGACATCAATGGTGATGGGATGCCAGAGCATCAAATTATTAAAGGACCAAGACACCATTCAGGTGGTGTACCATTAAACCTTCCTGATGACACTTTTATCTTTAGTGATACTAGAGGTATGAAGATAAAAGATCCTGAGATACTAGATATGTTTGGTAAGGCAGGAACAAATAAAGCATATACACCAGCACAACTTGCAAAACAATATGATATACAGAAGTATAGAAAAATATTAGAAGATCCTGACTCAGATAAATTAGATAGAGAATCTGCTGAGTTAATGATCAAAAAATTTGTAATTAAATTAGGCTGTCTAGCTCTTGCACAAGAAGCAAAGAAAGGTTTCCCTCAAGGTATACCTGCAGTTGCTAAACCTTGTATGCAAGCTAAAGGAATTACAGAAGAACAGATTGCACCTAAAAAAGAAATAGTAGATCTTAAATCTCAGATAGAAGCAAAGTATCAGCAACAAGAAAATGCTGATGAAACTATGCAAGATGAATATTCTGCAGAACAAGCTCAAGAATTAAATCAAGGACAACCTGTAGCTCAACCTGAAGAGCAAATGCAACAACCAGCACCAGAAGGAATGATGATGCATGGTGGTTATCCTCACAGAAGATTAAGAAGAGCTGAAGAAGGTATGGAACAAGTTCCACCAGAGATGATGGCAGAAGAGCAAGGTGGAGATCAGATGATGGAGATTGTTCAGGAAATAGGAGCTGCATTACAACAAGGTGCAGAACCTCAAGAGGTTGTAATGAGTTTATTACAAAATCAACTTCCTCCAGAAGTTATTGTACAGATCTTTACTCAGTTAGGTGTTCCTCAAGAACAAGCTGTTGGTCTTATACAACAAGTTATTCAGCAAATGCAAGGTGGTGCAGAAGAACCACAAGGACCACCAATGGCTATGTATGGTATGCAAATGGGAGGTTATGATATGCCATTTTATGATGAACCAGAATATGAAGAAGAAATCCCAGAAGCAGACTATGGTATGCCTATGGGAACTGGTATGTCACAAAATTATCAAGGTAGAACTAAACCTTTAATAAAAGCTGGTAATGGGTGGACAATAAAAAGATCAGATTATGCAACTGATGCTGAATATGAAAGAGCAATTAATAAAGCTTATAAAGAAAAACAAGATCAAAAGTCAACAGATGAGATTAAGGTAATTGATGCATCAGGTCAGTCAAAAACCTTTACTGGTTATAAAAGATCTGCTCCTACTGATACAGGCACTCTTGATATGAGTCAATGGGGAAGTACAGATATAGCAAAAACTGCAGCTGCGGAATATTATTTACTTGAGCAATCTCTTAAAGATCCTAACTCTACTGTTTCACAAAAACTTTTTGATGAAACTATAAATTCTTTAAATGAAGAAAAGCATTTTAGAGGTAAAACAAATCCTAGTGTAGCTAGTAGAAACTGGACACAAAGAGGCTATACATTGCCAGATAAGAAACAAGTTATTGATGCTTTTTTAGCTCATCAAAAAAGAAACTTACTGTTTCAAGCAAAATCAATTGATGGGCAATTATATAAAGATACAGGAAGAGGATTTGCACCATGGGAAGATTATACAGTTGGTGGTAAAAATTATAAAGGAGTTGCTTCTTTAATTGCAGAGGGAGCTAGAGTAAGTGATCCTAGAGATCCAACTGGAGATACTCTAATTAAATCTAAAGCAGATTTACAAGCCGCACAGACATATATGAAAAATACATATGGTGGAGAAAATGTTTCTGATATAGCTAAAGGATTAAATGTCCCTTTTGAAGTTGATGGTAAAGATAGAGCATTGCAACAAGCTACTTTTCACGGCTATGCTCAAATGTCAAATAATGTTAAAGGTAAAATTTATAATGATGATGAAATATATGAACTAAGAAACTTTTTAGGAGAACTTCAATCTGGTGTTGCTGATGAAACTAGTAGTTTAAATCTTTACCCTCATCTAGCTGGTAATGCCATGATATCTCCTATTGATGATTTTTATCCTGTTTCTAAATCAACCACCGGTAATACTACCATGGAGCATGTGGCTGCAGCTATGTTAGAAGAAATGCAATTTGATACTCCACCACCTGCAGTACAATGTCAATGTGATGATGCTACTAAACCAAACTATGGTAGATTAGATCCAAATACAAATAAATGTAATCCAGATCTTTGTAAAAATCCACCTGAACAAAATCCATGTCCTTGTATAAAAGTAGATGAGCAAGGTAATCAAACTGAGATAACTCAACCTAGAAATGCAGATGGTACTTGTCCTCCTTGTGAGGAAGATATGGATGTAGATGTCCCAGGTCCTCCTGCTGAATGGTGGTTACAAGATACAATCAAAACTACTGGTGCTTTTGGAGATTTAATGGGTGTTAAAAAATATATGCCATGGGCTCCTGCAGGTGAGTTACAAAAACCAAGACCAGCATTTTTAGATCCTACAAGAGAACTTGCTGCTAATGCAGAACAAGCTAATATCCAAACACAGGGTATGGCTCAATTTGCTGGACCACAAGCATTGTCTGCAAGGTCTGCAAGTGTACAAGGTCAAGCTGCTAAGAATGCTGCGGATGTACTTTCTAAGTATAACAATGCTAATGTTAATATAGCAAATCAATTTGAGTTAAAAGGTACTGACATTGCTAACCAAGAAAGCATGTTGAAACAAGCTAATGCACAAAGATTATATGATCAGAATACTGTTGCTAATCAACAGTTTGATAATGCTAAGTTAGCAATGAGAAATAACTTGAGAAACTACTATACTAATGCTATTACTAATAGATGGCAGACAGATGCATTAAACCAAATGTATCCTAATTATAAAGTGTCTCCAGGAGTAGGTGGTAGAATGGATTTTAATCCAACTGAAAAAACTCCTAATCCAAGTGCCGGTTCTAATACTAATTCATGGCAAAAGGCATATGATGAATGTAAGAAAAATAATCCTGGCATGAGTGAAGCATTATTAAGAGATTGTGCTAAAGCTTCAGCTACAACTACTACATCTGCAAGTACAGGAGCTAATTCTAAAATTGGTATGGGAATGTATCAAGGACAGAAAAAGAAAGGAGGAGCAATAAATAACCCAGGATATATTTATATTAATTCATGGTTTCCATTTATGGACTAAACTTTATATGTTTAATAAACTTAAAAAATTTTAATAGTTTTACACTATGGCAACGTACTTACAAGGAGTCACAGATTACATACCAGATTATCAGCCTTTTCAGCCTGATTTAAATTTCTATGCAAATCTGTTACAAACAAAACAGACCCAGTATGATACTAACTGGAATGCATTAAATAATCTATATGGTCAACTATATGGTGCAGACCTTACGCATGATCAAAATATTAAAAAGAAAGATGAGTTATTAAAACAAATTGACTTTAATCTTAAAAGAGTTTCAGGGTTAGATCTTTCTTTAGAACAAAATGTTAATCAAGCTATGCAAGTCTTCAGACCATTTTATGAAGACAAATATCTTATTAAAGATATGGCATATACAAAGAACTGGAAAAATACATATTCTAATGCACAAGCATTATTAAATTCTCCAGATCCAAAACAAGCTGCAAAGTATTGGGATGAAGGTGTTAGAGGTCTTGAGTATAGAAGACAGATGTTTAAGGATGCAACTCTTGATGAGACATTAAGTATGGCTGATGCACAATATACACCTAAAGTAGATGTCATTACAGAATATATGGACTTTGCTAAAAAGTATGATATAGGTATGGTGACACAAACACCTGATGGTATGTATATGGTAAGAAAGAAAAATGGAGAACAGCTAATGCCTGGACTTCAACAAATCTTTTGGGCACAATATGCAAATAGACCTGACATGCAAAAGTTCTATAAAGAAAAAGCATTTGTTGAAAGAATGGACTATGCAAATCAGAATGCAGAAAAATTTGGAGGTAATAAACTTGAAGCTGAAAAAGAATATTTAAAAGGTAAATATGATTGGTTAAAAAACATGACAGCTCAACAAGATGCAAAAGCCAAAGATGATTTAAATACTTCTCAAAACTTACAAGCTAATTTACAAAGACAAGTTGCAACTGGTAATGTAAATCCAATGCAAAAAAGTTATTCTGAAAGATTAAATGAGATGATAGGTGTGTCTGATGCTGTAGAAAAACACACCTCTGAATTAAATAGTCAATTGAATCCTGCTGTTGGTTCTGCAGTAGTGCCAGCTCAATCTGACGATATAATGAATAATATAGAGTTAGCTAGATTAAAAGTTGATGCTGCTATGGCATCTTATTCTGCAGGAACAGATATAAATAGTGCTGCTGGTTCATATGCATATAGTAATTATGAGATAGAATATAAACCAGATGCAGTTGCTATAGCTAAATTTAGAGAATCTGCTGCTGATGCAAGATTAGTTAAATCTCACAGATATAAATTAGAAGAACAAGAAGAAGCAGAAAGATTAAAACGCCAGACTAAATACCAAGAAGCTATGGTTGCTAAAGGAAGAGCATACTATAAAGCAGATGGTACATTTGAGATGAACCCACAAAATTCTGGATTTGATTTAATTTTTCATGGTAAAAAAGATGAGTCTGGTCAAACATCAGAAGGAATTCAGTTTGATAAACTAAACCAACAAGTACTTGATGAAGTAATTAATGAAAAAGCTGGTCAGGGAATAAATTCCATGATGACTTATATTAATGATTTGGTTAATGGTGATAATGGTTCACAATTAACATCTGCTCAGTTGGGTCAGGTTTTAAATCACTTTAGATCTAATGATCCTACTATTGATAAAATTATTGCTCAAGGTAAAAAATATCCAAATCAAAATAAAGCAAAACAGATTTGGAATGAAATATATAGTGAGTATAGTAAAGGTGACAAAGATAAATTTGTTAAGAATGTTACTAAATTTGGAGACATATACCATTTAAATCAGTATATGAAACAATGGTCTGCTAGACATAATGGTAATCAAATTGCTGACCAAATGGTAAATGATAAATCAATCTATGATTTAGAAACATTAGGAAGAAGCCATGAGGCAATGGAAATTACAAGAGCTAATAATGCTAAAAAAATAAAACAAGCATTTACAGAAAACTTAAAGTTCAGTGCTGACAAATTAAAAGAAGACGGTTATAATATTAGTAATGAGCAAATAGACAGAGCTGTTAATAGAGTAATGAATGAATATGTTGCAAGTGGCTATGACTGGGATGCTGTTAGAAGTAATTCAGAAGAATTAAATAGAGCTATCAATGGAGATCTTGGAGTATCATTTGTAAAAAATACTCAAAGTAATAGAAATAGAAGCTGGTGGGAATATATACCTGGTATATATGGAGCTGAAGCAATATATGATGCAGCTACAGGTAATAGAGTTAATGTAGAAGCTTCTTGGATTAATGACATTTTAGATAAGTCATATGTAGAATTAGCATCTAATAATGATCCAGAAAAAGGATTGCATTCATTTGTTCAAACAATTTCTAGAGGTGGAGACAAAGTAGCAATAGCTTCTCAAAATCAAACTGTTAAAGTAGATTCAGATTTTGGTGGAGACTTTGGTCATCAAGCAGCACTTCAAGCTATCAGAGATGCATTAAATTTACCACAAGGAGCTGATTTTAATTTTGCCTTTTCAAATGATCTACCAGCTGAAGGTGAGGGAGATGGATTAAATGATGACTTAGCAAGATCTTTCTTAAGCACATTATACTCTAAAATGGGGAAAGCTGATATGCCAGATTTCTTTTTATCAACTTCAAGAGTAGCTAGAGAAAATAATAAACTAGGTTCTACAACATTTAATATTCCAAGAACAGTTGTAGAAGAAGTAATGAAATCTTTAGAGGGGGATTATGAAGCTGCTGATTTGGCAAGAGCACAAGATAGAATTATTCAGAAAGGACTTACTGTAGTTGCACCACATCAATATTGGACGCATAAACTTTGGAATGCTTCTACTCCAACAGCAACTGAAATTGTATTAAGTAACCAAGATATTAAATATACTCATCCTCAAAATTCTGGTAAGTATACTTTATCAAAAATAAATGGAGTTCCGGGTGTTGACTATGGTGCTAAAATAGTTACTAGAATTATGGACAGAGATGGTAATGCAATAGAGTATGAGCAATTTATGGACATGAATAAAAGAAGTGGACAAAAAATAGATGACATTGAAGGTGATGCTTGGAACTTACTTGCAAAACAAAATGAGTATAATCAACAAATGTTTAAATACTTCTATCAAACAAACAATACAAAAGCTATTGAAAATGCAATTAAGAATTTTGGTATAAACCCTAACGATCCACTTTGGAAATACTAGTACTATGGCAGAGAATACACCAAATAATCCTATGGATGAACTTGCAGCAAAAAGTGATTTTTTAGATCCTGCAAAAATAAATCAACCAGAACCTACTGCATTTAATTTTAATGCACCTAATCCTGTAATAAATCCTATATATTCCATTAAGGATAATGTAACTGGTGTGTCTCCTAGTTATTACCCATCACAGGTTAAACAAAATGTGCTGAATGATCCAGCTGCAGCAGGTAAGGCATTGTTTGATGAGACCATGAGTAAGATCAATAACTATCAAGATAGAAATACTTATGGTTATGCTTATGGATATGATAGTTCACCAAAGAATACATTTAGAGATAGATATAAAGGTTATGGACAAGAGACATTTAATAAGATAGGATTTAATCCACTTATTAATAATGAAGCTTGGTTTAATCAAAATACAACTTTTGGTGATGACTTATCAAGATTTTGGAATCATGCAGCATGGCCAATGTTGTCTAAAGGATTTATGGACCCTATTAATGCTTACAAAAGTGTAATAGATGGGGATGGTTTATTTTATGCAGATAAACAAAGTGCAAAAGACTATGAATACTACAATGCAATTGGGCAGTCAAGCAAAGGTGGCTTGGGTGGTTTTGCAGTTAACTTGTTGACATCTGCATCTTATTCTATGGGTATTTTACTAGAAGGTGTTCTAGAATCTGTACTCATTGAAGGTGTGGCTGGAGGTGCTACACCTGGTAATATAGCTGGGGGAGCTGCATTTGGTGCTGGTAAATTCTTTAATAGACTAGCTTCTTTACCAAAGTCAATGTATCAATCAGCTAAAGGAGTTACTAAACTTGCACAGTCAATGCAAGACTATAGTCAAATATATAAAGCTAAAGAACTATTTCAATCTGCTGGTAAAAACTTTTTAGATTTTGCTAATCCATTAGCTAATACTAAAGCTGCTCTAATGGACGTTAATATAAATAATATTAATGACTTAGCAAGAGCATCTAAAAGTGCAGGGGCTTTATGGCATGACATGATGGTAATGAACTTAGCATTATCAGAAGGAAAGCTAGAAGGTGGTTTTACAAAGTATCAGACATATGATAAATTGTACAACAACTTTATGCAAGATCCTGAGAATGAAGGTAGAGCACCATCATTATATGAGCAAGAGAATATGATGAAAGAAGCTGCAAAAGGTTCTTTTTGGAATACGCTAAACAATACTGCATTAATATTTTATAGTAATAAACTTGTATTCCCATCACTAACAAATGCTAGTTTTATAAAGGGTGCTCCTAAATTTGGATTTGGAACAGTCCTTGGAGATTTAAATAAAGAGTACCAATTGGTATTCCAACCTGGAAAAAATATTGCTAAATCAACATTTTCAAAAGAAAAGATTGGTATAGTAAATGCAATAAAATCTTTAGGTAGACCAGCTTCATATGGTAAACTAGGTTTGAATTACTTTAAAGCTAATGTAGTAGAAGGTGTACAAGAATCATTACAAGATGTTTTACAAGAAGCTACACAAAACTATTATGTAGACACTTATAAAAATCCTGCTGCAAAGAACTTTATGTATGCAACAGGTTTGATAAGTGATGCTATAAATAAACAGTTTAGTGGTCAAGGAGCAGAAACATTTCTTTCTGGTTTCTTAATGGGAAGTATTCTTCAAGCACCAAGTAAAGTTAAAAGCTTTATGACAATGGGCTATAATGATTACTTTAATAAAAGTGAGAAGTATAAAACATACATAGAAGAAAGAGAGGCTGAAGCAGAATCTGTTGTAGAGCACATGAATACCATGTGGAAGAATAGTGATTTATTCTTTGATCCAAGAATGACAAACTATGCTACACAGTCTTTACTATACAATACTGTTTCTAATCCAGATGAGAAAAGTACTAAGGAAATTAAAGATGATAGGTTTACTGCATTTCAAACTGCTGTAATTAGTTCTTTGCAAAGAGGAACTTTTGATATGTTTATAAATCACTATGAGAAATATAAACAAGCAACACCTCAAGACATTGAAGAAGCATGGGATTTACAACCTGGTCAAGGGGCACAAGCAATAGAAAACTTTAATGAATCTATAGAAAGTGCTAAGAAGATATCATACAGATATAATCAGGCAAAAGAAAAGATGAAATTTTTAGCTAATCTAGATGACTATGAGAAAGATAGTTATAAATATAAGATGGCTAAGATTTATAATAGTGCTTACATGCAATCACTATTTAATTTTGTTTTCTTACAAGGAGCCTATGATGATGCTGCAGGAAGATTAGATAAACTCTATAAAAAACTTGCATCTATTTCATCAATCAAGAACTCTAACTTTGCTGAATTTGCTGGACTCACTGATCCGGGAAGACTACAGAAAGAAATAGAAATGATGAAAACAGAGATAGAGACATTAGAACAAACTAATGTACCTACTGCTGCAGCTGAAATAAATAAAAAGAAAGAGCAATTAGCATTGTATTCTAATTTTAAAGAGAAGCAAGATGCAATTTTAAATGCGTTTATTACAAAGACAAAATTATCTTCTTTATCTGAGGCTATTCTAAAAGCAAATCCTGGTCTTACAAAAGAACAATTAAGTTTACAGACCTTTGATAAGTTAATAGAGCAGTATGATCAAGGTAAATCTAATGAGTTTATAGAATACAAAGACGCATTTAAAAATTTACTTTTAGGATTATCTAAAGATAATGATGAAAAAGTAGAGGTACAACGTCAGATAGATGCTATGGACAAAGGTATGGATGGTCTTTTTGATGATCTTCTTGATACACATATACTTAAGCATGAGAAAAACCAAATTGTACCTTTAATTAATATCTTATCTAATCCAAATGATTTTCATGATCATCTACTTAGAAATTTTCAGTGGATGAGAAATTTGTATTACAATAGAAAAAATATTATTAAAGACATTGTAAATTCTGAGATTACAAATATTGAAAGAAATGCATTAATAAATGAACTTGCAGATCAAGGAATTTTTGTTGACTTAGAAGAGTTTGCTAAGTGGACAGAAGATCCAATGTATGAACCAGAATATTTTATTGATGTAAAAAATAACTCTATTATAAATAAAGGCAGTTTGCTTTATGATGACTATTATAAATTATTTGAAAAGGCTGCAGAACTAGAAGCTGTAAAACCAGCTGGAGAACCTGAAACAGATTCTGAAAAGTTAAAAGGAATAATAGATGATATTACAGAAGACAGAGATAGAAAAATAGATCAGGCAAGACAAAAGTTTGATGAAGCATTAAAAAGTAAATATGATACTACAGAAGCTGAATTAAGAAAGTTAGCTAAAGAAGCATCAGAAGCTTCTGGAGAAGATTTAAATGTATATCAAGCTAGATTGGCAGAGTATGAAGCTATTTTAGAAAGGTTAGAATCTTTAAATAATATACAAAGAATTGCATCAGATCTTATCCTTAGAGAAGAGATGACCAATGAGCAACTTATAGAAGCTACAAATATTATTCTTGATGATCCAAAAAATGATGCTGACATTGCAGAATTGCGTGATAAAATCTTAGAGATAGATGCAGAAGTTACTGATGTCAATACAGCTGTTGAAAATGCAGGATTCTATTTGGCTATAAAACCTTTACTACTTGATTTAATTAAAGAGCAACAAGATTTTATTAATAACTATACTCCATCTGATTTTGTAGATGTTGAACAAACAGAAGAATGGACAAAGTACCAACAAGAGTTAAGAGAAATTAATGCAGAATTTGAAGAGTTAGTAAAAGAAGCTAAATTAGATTTCTTAGAAGCTGGAGGTAATCCAACTGATGTTAAGACATACTCTGTTGATGATTCATTTGAAGAACTTCCAGAAGAGTTGCGGGATCAGCTAACAGATGCTTTTGATGTTTTCTTAGTTGATAGATTAAAAGAAGATCTTTCTATAAAACAAAATGATCCAGACAAATACAACTCATTAAAACAAAGATGGCAAGAAGATCAAGATGAGGCTTCAGAAATTATTAGTAACTACAATAATAAGATTAAGGAACAAGCTATAAAGAATTCTACAACAGGTGTTACACCACCAACTTTACTTTATGGCAATGAGGTTATTGAACCTTCTACACCTTTAAAAAATTTAACAGATCTATATTTATTATATGAAAAAGCTGTAAAAACTAAACAGCTAACAACTGATTCAGGTAAAACAATAGCTCTTACACCTGAAGATATAAAAAATATCAAGGAAGATATGAAATCCATTGCTTCCTATATAGAAAACAAAGAGAAAACATATAAGCTAAAACCAATAGCTCAAGAAGTAATTGAAAGATTGGAAAAAACAATATTCAATAGACAGAATGAACTAGAAGTTGTTGTGGATGAGGAAGGGTTTGAATCTAGAAGATTTAAAGATGCAAAACCTACAGATCCTAGACCTGAAAGAGCTACAGAAGTTGCTTCACAAATTGAACAAGAAATTGAAGAAAAACCACCATTCATATTTAATAAGCTTGAGGATAACAGTATTCAAAACTTATTTAGAGAAGTAGTACTTGATAATCCAATAGGTTCACTTGAAGAAAGAATAGATGCATTCTTAACTAATATTAGAACAAGCTATCCTCAGTTTAAATCTGATAAGAAAATTGCAGGTATTAAGGAAAGCCTAATGACTGATCAAAGTATAGAAAACTTAGAAAGACAAATTAGTAAATATGCATTTGAAGAAACTAGTTTTGCCGGTACTAACATTGATGCATTAGTTAGAGAGTTTCTAACACTGAATCCTGCAGGTGGCTTTATGCAAATACCATATGATTCAACAATCAGTATAAGAGGTGTAAACACTAAGATCTCTGATATAATGTCTAAAGAAGCTTATGATTTTCTATTTAATCCTGTTACAGGTCAAGCCACTAGGTTTAGAAGAAACATGATAGATGGAGGATTCCAATTATTTTCTGGTAATGTAAAAGTTTTTGATAGAAACGCAAGAGATGGTAGAGGTGTTACTGGAGAACTAGATCTTCTTTTAATAGATGCAGAAGGTAATCTTGCTATTGTGGATCTTAAAGCAGCACAGGAAAAAACCTGGAGAAATTTAGGTGCACCATATGCATTAAAAAAAGATGGGAAGGAACTAACTGATAAAGAAGGTAACAAGGTTAAAAATAAAGGAAATAAAAAGACTTACTTTAGAGCTCAGCTAAGTGTATACCGCAATAGTATATACAACATGAGTGGTCTAGATTCATCAATTCTTTTATTTCCAATTGAGATGGAAGTAACCATGGATGGTTATATTAAAAAACTTAAGCGTCCAACAGCTGATCTTTCTAAAAATAATAAGCTTAGTGAAAATGGTATGTTTATTATTTTAGAACCACTTGATGATGCTACCATGGAGAAATTTGGTTTTCAAAGAACAGGTCCAGAAACTATTGAAGCTTTACCAGAAGCTGAATCTGAAGAAGAACAAGTACCAGAGGATGCAATTCAAGTAAGTGATCCTAAAAAACAAACCCTTAATGAGTTTTTAAATCAAAAGGTAATGTATCAAGGAAAGATTGGTACACTTGTAACTAATTTAGATGGTGGCTTCTCTGTAGAAATAGAAGAAGATGGTGTACTATCACTACTTGATATAAATGTTTCAGGTAAAAATATTAAGGATGGTAATGTAAATATTGTTTCTGTTGGACTATCTCCTATTGCTCAGGTAGAAACATTAGGTCAAGTTACCCAAATTAACTCAACCACCATTAATGCTAGATTCTTAGATAAAAATGAGAGAACAGCAGAGATTAATGGAATCAAGTATACTATAAATAGAGATAGTGCAGGTGCTATAGTTTCATTATCTTATTATACAAATGATAAGGAGATAGATGAAACACAAGAGAAGATTAATAAAATCAATAAAGAGATATCTGATTTACAAAAACAAAAGAAAGAAGGTGCTAATAAAAACATTGAGCGTGAGATCCGTAAAAAAACATTTGAATTAAATAGGTTAAACAGTTTAAAGACTGATCTAGTTAATAAAAATCAAAAACGTACAAGAAGAGGTGGGAATGCTGATGATTTAATCTTTGCATTAAACAGACTACCTAACAGATTTCAAAAACAAGTTCCTGCTAGTCTACCTACAGATAGAGAAGACCAAGTTAATTTAATTGCACAACTGTCTGAGTCAGAGTCAGTTACAAAAGAGATAGATAAAATTCTATCTGAGCATGGCACTACAAAAGATATTGAAGATTTATTTGATGGAAAAATTGATAATCTCACTCCTACCAAACAAAAAGAAATTGAAGAGTGGGGTGTTGAATTAATTATTAAATTAGAAGAATATCAAAATAGATTAGCCAACGAAGAAAGATCTACTGTTCCTGTAGATAATACAATAGCAGCAGTAAATGAAATACTTAATAATTTAACAGCAATTAAATTTTTCAAAAATGGAAAAATCACAAAAACCTCAAGAAAAGAGTTTGAAGCCAGAACAAAAGTACAGCAGGGCACAAATGTACCTTCTGTTCAGAAGCCTGCCGGAGCAACAACAGAGGGAGTTTCTAGACAAACAATATCAAGAGAAGATCTTGAGAAGAGCATCCAAGACGCAAGACAAAGGATCCAAGGCATAAGCTTAGGTTCTACATCTACTCAACCTACTGAAGATAGTGAAAGAGATGAGATTAGAGCTGAAGTAGAAGATTTCTTTGATGAGTCAACAGATGATTTAGAAATGACTTTTACTAATGCTGTACTAAAGTTTGTTTTTGGACAAACAAAAGAAGGTCCATACTCTGAAATTGTAGATGAAGTTTACAATGAAAGATTGCAGAATGTTGAGAATAATGCAGTATTAGAAAATCTAGCAGAAGGTGAAATACTACTTAATTCAGAACCAGTTGGAGCATTTAAAAAAATAAACCAAACATTTATTGTTCAAAGTGTAGATTTAGAAGCAAGAACCGTACAACTATTTAGTCCTATAAGGAAGAAAAGTTATAACTTTACTGAACAAGAAGTAAAAGAAAATTTTATGAGACCAAGTGATGAAACTAAACCTGTTGAAGAAATGACAGTTACTCCACAAACAAAGGAGAATGTGAAAGGTACAGAAGCTAACATAACTAATTTATCTAAAGATCCTGATGCTTTAGAAAAAATTGAGGTTGAAAGTGAAAACTTGACACCTGAAGAAAGAATGGAAAATGTAAAAAATATTTTTAATAAGTGTTAAGATGGCTTGTGAATTAAATGGACCTGCAGTAGAATTTGTATATGCTTATGTATATGGTGAAATAGCAGATAGAATATCTGGTAAAAATAAAAATCCTATTGACATAAAAGCAATTATGAAACAGTTCTATAAAGAACTAAATAATATGCCTAATGAAGGATTTGAGTCAGAAGAAGATAAAAAAGAGAAAGCACTGTATTTTGCTCAAGCTATTCCTCAAATCTTTGCGTTAGTTGCTGCAAGACCAAAAGCTAGAGACTATATTCTTAAAACAAATACACAGTTATTCATTGATATTCCAACGCTTGCTAATGAATTTGCTGACATTAAAAAGGTTGAAGTTCTTGTTAAACCAACTATTAAAACAAAAAAAGCAGCAACAAAAGAAGTTAATAAAGCTTTAGAAAGTGAATCATCAGAAGAAATAGATGACACAAAACCTTACAACCATTCTGGATGGAGTGCTGCAGAGTACAGTGCAAAAGTTGTTTATCCAAATGGAACTACCGGACAAGGTGCATATAGAGTGGATCCTAATTCAAATAAACCAAAAAATGAAAAGGATCCAGAAAAGAAAATGTTTGGTGAAGTAATTAGAGATATAGTATACATGGCAAGACAAACGCCAGAGAATAGTGATGAGATACTATATGGAGAAGACAATCCTGTTTCATTAGTACTTAAAGTGATGCAGGTTAAAAATGCTGATCCACAGATGTTTACACAATCAGACATGGAGTATCAAAGTAAAAATCCAAATGTTGCTGGTGTAGTTGCTGTTATTTCAGATACAGAAGGTAATGAGGTATACTTTAATGAAGATGGTACAATCAATAGACAAGGTGGTGGAAGAAGAGTATATCAATGGCTTAGAAAACCTGTAGTAGAGGATGGTAAATTATATTTACAAGGAGCCTACGGTAAAAAAACTTCTTTGGTTCCTGCACAAGAAGCAGCTGAAACAGCACTTAAACAAAGAAAAGAAGCAGGAATTATTAAAAAAATAACTCCAGAACTTATTGCAGTAGAAACTTTAGAAATAAAACTAAAACAAACTACTCTATTCAATAAGCTACTTAAGTTAAGAGAAAGTGTTGAGTCATCAGATGAGCCAGTGTATCTTACAATAAATGGTGGGTCATTTGGACTAGTAAATGAAGATGTTAAGCCAATACCAATTAGTAAAACAGATTTAAATATAGATGACATACAGTTGCAATTATTGCAGAGTGGTAGATATTCTATTAAACTTTCAAGTAATAGACCTGGTGTAACAATAGATCAAACATTGGTTTTACAAAGAGATAATATATCTGATCAATTAGCTGGACATATTGCAGATATACTAACTACTACAGCTAAATTAAATGGTCGTGAGTTAACACCATTTCAAAGAAGAGTATTTTTTGAAAACTTTATTAATAACAAACCAACTAAAGGTGAAGATACAAATCCAGATGGTATAACTGTTAAAGAAACTACTGATGAAGATGGTCAAGCTATTTTAGAAATAAAAATTAAAGGAGAAGACCCAATAGAACAAGATGTTTTATATACACCTGAAACAAGAGAGTTGATATATAAACATCTATTAGAAGCACGGACAAACTGGGAAATTTATGCAAAACAAAAAGGTCCAAAGAAAGTATATAGTGCATCTTTAAATCTAGTTGATAAGCTAATGGGTAAAGAATTTACCGATTATATTATAAATGAAAAGGGTAAACTAGAAGAAGTACAAGAAGATTACTTAGACTTTATTAAAGACAGTGTTCTTATTGAGTATCCAGAAGAAACATCTAAATACTTCTCTGGGTTAAATGCATATTTGACATTTAATATTCCTGATATATTAGTACCTGGTCAAAAGTTATATGAAGTTGGTCCTCCAAAAGAGGTTAATCCAGATAATAAAAAAACTAAAAAGAGTGCTCCGTCAGAACCAAAGGCACAAGTTAAAAATTTTAATAATTATCAAGTAGCCAAAGATGCCTTTAATGATGGAAAAGGTACATGGGGTATGAGACCTGCAAGAGGTTTAACACCAATGGTTCCTTTTCAAGAACATTTTGGTAACCCATGGTCTACACAAAAAGATAATTTAAATAAGGGTGTTAAGGTTGTTGATGATATAGAGACTGCAGTACAGAATTATGAAGACTGGTTAACAGGTAAGAAGCATAAAAATGTAGAGCAAAAAAGAAGAAAATGGATCTTAGACTCAATTCAAAAAGGTTGGCTAGATGATGTAACATTTATTTACTATAAGAAATCTGGTGAAAAATATAGATCTCATGTAGATGTTCTTGCAGATTTAATCAACAGAAGAAATAAAGTTGAGGATGCTGACATTGTTATAACAGAAGTTGTCCCAGAGACTAAACCGCAAAAAGCAACAAAACAAGATATTATTGCAGCTCAAAATACTATATCTAATATCTTAAGAAAACCCGGGAAAAGTTCTTATCTATCAAGAAAACAAGAGTTAAATACTTTTTTAGATAAATTCTTTACTACTAAGAAAACAAAAGACAAAGCTCTTGACTGGTGGAATAATTCATTTTTATCACAAGTAAAAATTGATAATGAAACTCAAATAAAGCTTTTAATGAGGCTTACTGAATTAGCTAACTCAGATGCTGTTGCTACTTTTGAAAATGCAAGTATTACTCTTTGGAAAGGTGGTACTAACGTGGACATTTACCATGAGGCATGGCATGCTTTTTCACAGTTGTTCTTAACTCTTGAAGAAAAAGAAGCATTGTATGCTGAAGCTCAAAAAGTAAATAAGTGGAAAGATGCTGATGCATTTGATATAGAAGAAGACATAGCAGAAGACTTTAGATCATATATGAAGTCTGAGAAGTTTAAAGAATCTCTTCCAACATTTCTTGCTAAACTATTTGAACGCATAGCTTCTTTCTTAAGATGGGCTTATGGTGGGATAACTAGAAAAGACATGACCCGCCCAAGAGACATTCCTAGAGTAAGAGAGATGTTTGATGTTCTTAGAACTAACAAACCAGAACAAGCAATTAAAAAAGGTTTATTCCAAAGTTTAAATGCATCAACTCAGAATGTTAGATTTACTAAACTAAACAGAGGTGATAGAAATATCCAAGCAATTAAGGCTAACAAAAATGTAGTAACATTTACTGCAGATGAAAGTCTAACAATTAAAAATACAATAGATGCTTTAGCTGCTGCTGAATTTCAAAACTTTAATGTTCAAGCTAATACCACAACTGGATTTTTAAAAACTACTAAGAATTTAAAAAATAGAGCTGCTTTATATGAAAATATATATGATAAGTTTTTAGAGTTACAAGAATATTATGTTGATGAATATAAGCAAGTAGCTTTAAAGAACTTAGAATCTGAGACTGTAAATATTGATTTAGCGGCACAAGAAGCTAAACTAAAAAATATTATAGATCTTGTATCTAAAATCATAACTAACTATGGTGATATAAAACTATCTATTGAGGGTAAACAACAAACAGGTGTTGTTGCATATCACTTAAAGAAATCTAGGTTTACAGCCCTTAAAGAATCTTATAATGAAATAGAAGACACAACATCAATTGAGGCTTCAAAACAATTTAAAGATGCAAGTGGTAATACTTTCTCATCTAAAGAACTGGCTAGTGAAGAAACCTTAATGCTTTTATCAGGAATTTTTAGAGTTCAAAAAAATGTTAAGGGTGAAGTTGTTAAAGATGAGGAAGGTAATATTCAGTATGAAAAAGATTTCTTTGGTATTCCTAAGTTAGAAAGTGTAGATATCATGTGGAAGAGACTTGCTAAGATCTTAGAAGGTTCATATGATATATATGAGATGTACCAAAGATTGGCTGATAATGTAGAAAACTTTCCAGAGTTCCAGCAATTAATGCAGCTCTTACCTCAAACAGTACATGTTGATGTTGAAGGTGGAGGTTATAAAAGTCCAATTGAGTATAGAGTAGAAACTAATTTTTGGCAAGATCTTAAAAAACCAAGAATTAGATACGTTCAGTTAAACATAGACAAAGAAGGTGATAAGAAGTTTAAAACAAAACTTTCTAAAGCTAGTATGGATGTTTATGCAGTTACCGGTGAATGGGAAACAAACTTTATAATGGCTGATCCAAGTATAAATAAATACGTTGAAAAAGAAGTTGGTTCAAATAATAATTTACTAAAGTTAAATAAAATTGTAGAAAGATTTAGTAAAAGAACAGTAATGACTGCTAGAGATTCTGTTGAATTTTTAAAAGCATTAGGTATAGAACTGGACTTATCTAGTCCTGCAATATATAATATTGTCTATAATAAGTCTTTAAACTTTTCTACTGAGTTTGGATTAGATATAATGCTAGATGCATTGAAGGTTGTTAATCAATCTAATGATGAATTTCTTAAAGATGAATTTAGAAGAAATCCTTTAAAGTACTTAGCAGAAGGTATAAATATAAAACTGCGTAAGGACAAAGAACAGGGTTATGATGTACAAAATAGAATAAGAATATTGGCAGAAATTCAAAATGAATTTTCAGATGGCTTTTCTAATTTTAGTGTACTTAATGCAGAAAGAAATAGAGTATGGGAACACTTTGTGGATAACACAATAACTCGTGTAATTACAGCTATTAATAAAGCTGAAACTTACCAAGAGTTAACTACTTCTCCTTTGTTTAAACAAATGCACTGGTTAGCTAAAGAAAATAATACGCAAGTAGGTTTTTCTCAATTGCTTAATAGTGTATTCTATATGAAGAGAAATCCAAAAAAGCCAGAGCAATATGGCAAAAAGAGAAAGAATGCAAAATTACTTCTTCAGAATATTACAGGTACACAGTTTATCAGTAAAGAACAAGATGATACCACAGGAAGTAACACAGCTTCTATGGATGGAGTAGGTAAGTTCTTACAAGAGTTCCATACAATGTTGTTGAATGGTGTAGAGGAGTTTATGAGACATGCTTCTAAGAATATGGCAATGGGTCTTACTGTTGATAAAAAAACTTCAATTATTACATATCCTGGAAAAGCAAAAGAAAGTAAAAACTTATACATTGACATCAATGCATTTGCTCAAGGGGGTGTTGGAGAATTGGAAGGAGCTAAAATAATGATGGGTTACTTATCTGGAGAGTCTCTTAGAATTTTTAGATTTAAAAATGACATAGAGAAATTTAAAAGATATACTGGCTACAATAATGAAGTTACTGATAAATTAGGTAGAAAGGTATTTGCTGGAGAGGCATTTACTTTATTTGATGATATCCTTACTAAAGACACTCAAGAAAAACTATATGACATTATTCAAGATGCTGTAGATAATAAACAGGCAGACTTTGACATGATGGAAATATTAAATGATAATGTAACACTAAGAGATGAAGTAGAGAGAGATATAATTAAATATTTTAATCTAATGACTCAAGAAAACTATGAAAGGCTTGAGGAAAATGAATATGTAGATGCATCTTTAGCAGCAGAATTTGCTAAGAAAGGAGAAGATGTAAATGAAATTTTAACTAAGGCATATACATATAATTCTTTTATTCATAAATATGAAACTGTTATTCTTGCATATGGTGATTTAGCACAATACAATCATAAGAAAGAAGAGTTTCATAAAAGAAATGCTGGTTTAGGTTCTGGTGGTCTAGGTTTTAGAGCTGATGCTTTAGCTATGCAGTTTGTAAACAATATGCTTCCAAAAAGATATATTGATTACTTAAACAATACAAGAACAAAAGATAAAATAAAGTATAGACAATATGATGGTACATTGAAAACTGCCATCATGAAAGAACTTAAAAAAGATTCTAAATACTATCCAGAGTATTTAAAAGAATTAACTAAAACATATACTGAAAGATATGGTGACGCAGTTAAAGCTAAAGCTCTTGCAGAAAAAGTATTAAAAGAATACAAACAAATGAAAGTAGCTGATGGTCAAGGTTATATAACTTTTGAAGCTTATAGAAATCTTAAATGGTTAGAAGGTAAATGGTCAGATGAGCAAGAAGATCTTTATAAGAAAGTATCAAGAGGAGAAAACATTACTCTAGAAGATGCCATACAGTTTTTCCCTCCTTACAAATTACAGTACTTTGGTAATATACAATCAACCGGTTTACCTGTAACATCATTCCACAAGTTCTCACTTGCACCATTAGTTCCAGGAGTTGCAAAAGAAGGTTCTGAATTATATGACCTACATATGAAAATGATGGAGCAACAAGTAGATTATGTTACATTTGAAACAGGATCTAAGATTGGACACATTGGAACTGGTGATGAAGTCTTTAATGAAGATGGATCTTTTAATCAAAATGTTAAATTTACAGAGAACACCATCTTTGCAGAATTCCTTAAAAATCAGACAGAGATTAACTCCTCATTTAAAGAAGTAACTATATTTTCTACACAGATTAGAAAGATGATCCTTGAAGGATTATATGAGAATGGTGAAATCATATCTAAAGATAAAGAAGTTATAAGAAGAGTTAATGACTACATAAAAAATGTAGAGTTTTTAACTAATCTTCATAAGTTACAACTATTAAATCAACTTGGATATGAAGAGGTAGATGGAGAATACCTTCCAACTGCCAATGCTAGTATGGAAAAACTTACAAGTGTAATTAGAGCTAATCTAGAAAAAGATGATATATTAAGTGATGACCTTATAGATTTTATAGATGTATATGAAAGTGATAACTCTCTTGTAAATGATTTATCTTTTCATCCAGAATCTGCTAAAATTGAAAAATTACTTTTATCAATTATTAACAAAAAAGTTATTAAGCAAAAAGTAAAAGGAGAAGCATTGGTACAAATGTCTTCTGGCTTTTTCAATCAATATGCTGATATATCAAAAACTTTATCTACTAAAACTAAAGCAGAGAGAGATGCTGTAATTAAAAAATATGTAGGAACTAACTTCTTACCTACATTTCATAAAAAAGCAAATGGTTATACTGCAGCTATGAAAGTAATGATAGCTATACAGGGAGACTATTATAAGCTTTTTAGTTTAGATTATGGAAATGGGGAAACCATTGGAGTATATTTATCAGATGGTGTTCTAGACATGGACAATTCACTCATGAGATTGAATGAAAAAATTAAAGATGAAGCTTGGTTGAATGCAAATAATGAAGCTAACAGAAGAGCAATAACATTAGTAGGAGTTAGGATTCCAGTACAGGGTCTAAACTCTGCAGAATTTGCTGAAGTATATCATTTCCTTCCTCCACAAGCAGGTAATATTATCATTCCACCAGCTGAGATTGTAGCTAAATCAGGAGCTGACTTTGATATTGATAAACTTACAACCTTCATGACAAATTTAAATTCTGATGGTACAGTAAAAAAAGCACAGTTTAATAGCTATAATGAATTCAAAGCTGAATACAATAGATTAAAAGCTGCAGGTTTATCTACCGGTGAAATAGAAATGTTATTTGAAGAGCAAAAAGCAGGTGTAGAAAATGATCTTATATATAACATGAAAGAAATTCTGGAATTACCAGATAACTATGTGTCTTTAATCACTCCTAATAGTAATTATATTTTAGAGCCTATTGCTGCTGAACTATCACAGTATGTAATGAAATATAATCCATATGCTAATAAAATGACGGATCCAAATATAGATCCAGATAATGCAACTAAAAAGATTATTAGCCCTACTAGAGTTTTAGAATCATTGTATAATGTATACAAACATGAGTCTAACATTGTAGGTAAGAGAACATTAGGATTGGGTGCTATTGAAAATACTTTTAATGTAATCTTTAATAGCTTGGGTGCATACATGCCTAATAAATACATGCACATTGTTGGTAAAAATATAGAGGAGAGAGATGCACACTTGTGGCTAAGACATCATAAATTAAATGTAGATGGTGAGGACTTTATCTCAATGTCTAACATGTTTGATGTGGAAAATGAATATAAGGTAGCAGATATTTTAGCGCAATTAATAAATGGTTGGGTGGATGTTGAAAAAGATCCTTGGATTTTCTTTATTCAAGGTAATTATGAGACTGCACCAACATTAATGTATTTATTAAAAACAGGTGTACCTGTCAAAGAAGCAATATATTTTGTATCTAATCCTCTAGTTAGAGAATACATAAAACAAAAAACTCTTGCTAATTCTACATATGCTGAAGTATTAAATAATAAACCAGATAATCCAGCTATAGTAGCTAAACAAGCTGCAAGTAGAGTTATTGAAAAGTATTTTAATACAAGAGAACTATCAAGTTCTGCAAAATCAAAAAACATATATGAAAAAGGTGTTGAATTAGCTGAGAAATACTTAGAAGGTAGAAAAGATAAATCTTTCACTGAACGGGAGATGCTAACTCTTATTGAAAATTTCTCTAAGAATGAAGGTAAACTTTCTGCTAATGAAGCTGATCTTGCAAAAGCAATGTTCTTACATTATATAGAGATAGAAGAACAAATCACCGGGCTTACATCATTAAAGCTATCTTCTAATCCTGATACATCTACAAAGACAACTGGGTCAGAAATAGAATTATCAGAATCTGCTATAGAAGAATTAGCTAATGAAACTAAAATTAGCAAAGATTTGTTAAAAGGAATGCTTAATGACTCTGTTATTAGCTCTTTCTTTAATGGTCCTTTATCTCTAGCTGTAATTAGACCTTTGTTTAAATTTAGATATAACAAGGTAATTAGTGACTATATTATTCAGAATTCACAAGTATTTAGAAAAGTATCAAGAAAACTATTAGGTGAAGGAAAGATAGATCTATTCATGACTATGTTTAGAAATGACCTAATTAACATGATTTTTCAGAATGCAATTAGAAAATATAAACTGACAGACAGTTACATGTCTTATACTATCAAAAAGCAAATACCTACTGCACTAGCTTCTGATATAAAAAGTAGAGGGGCATTTGTTAAAGCTAACAAAGATGGTACTAAGTTTTTGTATATAGATGAGGCTTCACTCAAAGAAGAATTTGATTCAGAGGCATGGGCAAGAGGATCAGAAGAAGTAAACAGCTATGAAAATAGAAACATGTACTCTTTAGATCCAAGAACCTTCATGGAGAATGGTAAACTAAACTTTGAGCTATACATGAGATTTGTTGCTGAAAGAGAGTTCTTAAGATCAGAATACCCTATCAATGAGATGGTTAATAAATCTTGGTTTAGAAAAGAAGGACTAGATCTTTATGAAGCTAATCCAGATGTGGATGGAGGAATATTAGGTAGATTTATCTATGAGAGATACATTACCAATAAAGCATTGGACAATGTATATAACTTCTATCATTTGTTTATTGATAAAGACAATGCTCTAGCTTCAAGATATGTTAAATTCTTAATTGAACATAAAGATTCATTGCTTAATAGCTATGAGATATTGAATGTACTTAAACAAGACTCAGATAAAACCAAATCTATATTTAATATCTATCTTGCTGATAAAGATATGAATACATCTAAAGCTAATGTTTACACAAGTAATCTTAAGAATCTTTCTGACAGATCTGTTTTAAAAGTAGTTGATAAAGATGAGAATGATAGAATCAGTGATATGTTTGCATTAATGTCTAACTTTGCCTTCTTACAAACTGGTCTTAATAAAACTAAATTGAGCTTTACCAATGTTGTAGATTTTACAAACTTTTTAGATGTAATGAAAAATGAATCAGATCAATTTATAGATTTATTAAATGCAAGTGGAGATGTTATACTTGATAAATTCTTTGAAAAGTTTACACAAGTAAATTCTCGTAGAAATATTAATAAGGGTAGATACAAAGACTATCTTATGGATTTTGATACAAATCTAGGTATAGATGTTACAGACCAAATGGAAGATGAAGAAAAGTCACCATATGATCTAATAGAAACTAATAGAACTAATGTTTTCCAATATCAGGATGAATTAGGTAATAAAGAATTCTATGAGAAACTAGTTAATCAAAATGACAATGTTGTATTTATCAAAAACAATGTTAATGAAACTTACAATAAGAAGAAAAAGAATTTTGGTGGACAACAAGAACTAGAAAAGTATGCTGGTAATATGACAATGAACATAACAACATCTTTAACTAAACTTGGGGATAATTTTCAAAATTTACCAAAAGAAGCTTACAAAGATGTTTTAAGATTATGGGAAGAAGAAATTGCACACATTAAATCTATTAATGATGGTGAAAGTAAATTCACACCTATAGCATTTCCAAACACAGGATTTGGGGATTCTGCATTGATGCCTCAAGAATTATTTGTATATTTAAGTACAAGATTGTTTGATGAATTTGGATACATAAATCCAGGCTCAGCAATGTATAATGAAATGCAAAAAAGAACAGAGATTGCAGAAGGTTTAACAGATCAAGAAATACTTGATCAACTAGGTTTAGAAGAAGATCCATTTAAATGTGAATAATAATGTCTTGTCAAGTACAAATAAATACAATTAATCAGCTAAAAAGTAAAAACATAATTGATGATTTTTCTTTTGATGGCTTAAATAGAATTTTAGATAGAGCAGAGTTTGATAAACTAAATGAGAAATATACTGCGTTTGCTAAGGCTAAGTATCCTAATTTAGTTGTACCAGATGGTGAGCTTTTATTTAGCATCAATGTTGTTGAAAATGAAGACTGGTCAAGATCAACTTACAGAAGGGATGCAAAATATAGAACATATTGGGCAGTACCTAATAAAGATCTATTTGCAAAATTGCAGGTTGAGTTTGATAAGGGTAGAGATCCTGAAGCTCAACCAATGATGATGAGAATAAATATTGATAGATTAAAAAATACTGGTTTTCAGGTTGTTTCTAATGGTCAATACTTAAACTTAACTAAAGATGAGGTTGATACAATCTATGAAAACTATGTTAATCTCATGGATAGAAAGAGAGAAGGCAAAGCTGTTGATAGAGAAAAGTTTCAACAAGTCTTTGATAATCTACAAGTTTTTAAATCTAAGAATACTTACATATTTGGAGAATGGGATGTTAAAAATAATGTCTTTAAAGGAAGATTAATGTCTTCACCAAACATAAAGGAGTTATATAATGAGCTAGATATTTTATTTGCTAATATAGATTTTGTAGCTTCTGTGCCAGAAGACATAGGTAGAATGCTTGAAAAGAAAAAACTTTATAAACTCAATGTAGATAAAGCATATAATTTTAGAGGGGAAGATATGATTAAGAACTTATACTTCAGCAATGAGGCATTAGTAGAAAAAATATTTAAAACAAAAGCTGATCAAGTAACTCCTGAACAAATTGTAGACTATGACCTCTTTTTTAATTATTGGAGTTTAATATTTGAATTGAAAAAATTATATGAACAAAAAAATTATGATAAAATCTTTCCTATACTTAATCAAATAGGTATATATGATTATAATGCCTATAGATTAGTTAAAAAAATTAAAAGTGCAAAAGTAACTGAGGCTGATATAGATTCAGTTGTAAATGAAATTATTAAAAACTCTGCTATAAATAAAATAAATATAGATAAAACAGATTTACTTAATAATCCTAAGATCTATAATGAGTTAAATAATGAATTAAATAAAACATTAGCTTCATATCTTTCTAAGTTTGGTATAAAGACAGAAGTATTAGAAAATATTCAGGATAGATTGGGTATAGATAGCTTAGCACATGTAGATATACTTAATAAAATAATTTATACAAATAAAAATAATCAACAGGATTACCCGCAACAAGCAGGTAAAGTCATTGCATTTATGATGCAGCATAACCCACTCATAACAGAAATTACTTCTAGTATGAGAAAGTCTTCTATGTTTAAGAATTTATCAAAGGATGAACTTTTAGAAGCTGTGGGAGATTTAATATCACAAGAACTTCATAAAAAAACAAATACACAATTACCAAAATCACTTACTGAGTCAATAAAAAATCTAATAAAACAGTTTTTTGATTTTTTAAATAACTTAAAAATCTCTAGAATAAATAAAAACATAGGATATATTGCAGATAATATTTTGATTCAAAATCAATCATTGATCACACAATCTGTGTATAAACCAGGATCTGTTGGTAAAAAAGTATCTAAAATATCTATAGAAAAAGCATTGGAATCTGATCCATTTGCAAAAACTATTGTTGATAAAATGGCTGAACATTTTATACTAACGGGAAGTATAACTTTATCCATGCAAGGTGCTGTATATAGACCTGATGAAAATCAATTGCATGACTTAGATTGGGTAAGTCCTATACCTAGAAGTAAAGCCATTGAAATTTTTAATAAACTATATCCAAAAAATAAGTATATAAGAAATATATATAATGAAGAGTATCAAACAGATACCTGGTTGATAGCTCCTGAAGGTTATACAATTCAAAACTTACAATTGGATACTTCTAAAAAAGTATTTAAAAATGGTGTGGTTACAGGGTCTACAAATAAAATTATTGGTTATGATGTAGTGGACTCAAATGGAAATGTTGTAAGTAGTTATTTACCATTAACAGATTCACACACTGGAAAAATTGAAGCTAAATTAATTGATATCTTCACTTATGAAAAAAATATAGAAGAGAAAACAGCCGGTAGAAAAGTTACATTAGACTCAGGTACAGTTTTAGAAATTGCAAATTGGCAAAATACTTTTAATGCTAAATTAGAATTTGGAAGATTAAAAGATATATGGGATTATAATAGATTTATTCCAAATGAAAATATTCAAGAAGATGCGGGTCTTATGGCTTATGGTATTCCATTAGTAGACATTAATATTGAAACACTACAGGATGCAAGATCTAAACGTGTAGCAGAAGAACTTGCTAAAAAATTAAGTCTTGGATTAAATATAGGTTTTCAGAATATCACACCAGAAAAAGCAGCTGAGATAACTAGAGTAAGTCCAACACCTTATAATGGTGAACCAGCTTTTTATTATGCAGGTACTGTTTATGTAGTAGGTGATAATGTAAGTATAAATACTGTACTGCATGAGTTTGCTCACCCGGTTATTAATGGAATTAGAACAAAGAATAGAAAGTTATTTAACAATCTATATGATGCATTAATAAAAACTGTAGAGGGTCAACAAATTAGAGACAATGTTTTAAAAAACTATCCTGAGCTTGTTTCTAATGAGGACATGCTAAAATCAGAGATACTTACTTATGGTTTACAATTGTCTTCTGTAAATAAACTAACTCAGAAAATTCAAACAGAAGGTTTTGAGTCTGTTATAAATAAAATTCTAGCTGCAATCAAAGACTTCTTCAGAGGAATATTTGGTAATAAACAAGGAATTAGTTCAATAAATGAAGATACTACATTGAATGAACTAGGAAGCATGTTACTAGAGAATGAGATAGATTTGTCTGAGTATGATGTAACAGAGGATGATTTATTTCAGTACGGTAAATTTGTTACTGAAAGAGCTAATGAATTAACTAAATCACTAAGTAAAGAATCTTTAGAAAAAATTATTAATGAATGGTATGCTAGTAATCAAGCCATATTAAATAGATCTAAGAACTTTAAAACTGATAAAGCTATAAAGCAAATGGTTTCTGAAACTATTTTTGGTTCAAAGACAGAAGGTGGTTCAAAGAATTTATTACCAGAAGCAGTATCATTACTCCGTGATTTTCAAACAATTACAGATACAAGTAGATATACTTCTGAAGAGTTAATGTCTTTAGTAATAGATGCTGAAGATAAACAAATAAAAGAATTATATAAACAAGCTAGAGCCTTAGTAAATAGTATAGATAAAATTGACATCATAGCTGAGAACATGCTTAATGATTTAGGTAAAATCTATAAAGATAAAAACGTTAGTGCTAGAAATACCCTTGCTCTTGTTAATTTCTATAAGCAAAACACATATGCTTGGAAAGAAACTATTGATCAGTTTAACAATGTGCTAAGAGAATCTGGGGTTAAGATGGATAAAGACAATCTATTCTATAATGTCTTAAATAAAATCAATGCTAACCTAGATGAAGTTGATGTAATTATTTCTCAAATTTATAAAAAGAACAACATTCAATTCTATGTAGAACTTACAGGACCAATGAATGAGTTTGTTCAAGAAGAATTTAAAAAGAATCTAACTATAGCTTTTAAAAATGCTTACAACAATCTTGCAGAAAGAGAAACTGCTATTAACAACTTCTACAATAAAGTAATCTCTCAAGAAGATGTTACTGATGATCTAGAAGAATTATATAAAAGAGGAGTTCCAAAGGATGTACTTGCAAGGTTTTTGAATCTATATCAAGATATGGTATCTACACCTGAGAAACTGCAGGGTGCACTAACTGGTCACGCCAGAGATGTAAGTTGGTTTAATAGATTCTTAGAGAGCTATACTTCTAGTAATGATCCTATAGTAGGTTCTTTAGCATTGTTTATTCAAAATCAAAGAACAGAGATTACTAATGACTTCATGGAAGAGTCAGGTTCTTTCTTAAAATCATTAGAGAAACTATTACCTCAAGTAAACTTTAATAAACTTAATGTTACTCAGATTCAAGACATGGTAACATTTGAGGATACCATACTATACTGGGATAAAGAAACTGGTAAACCTATTCAAAGAAAGATAAGAACTTTCTTAAATGAGTTTGGTAATGGATATAGATATGAAGAAGATATTTTAGAATATAATTTAGCACAAGCTAGAATTTCAAAAGACCAGGACAAAATAATTCAAGCCAGAGAAGAACTTAGACAGTTCAAAAAAGATTACATGTGGCAAGAGTTTGTTCCTGAATACTATGAATCAGATAATGTTTATGATGAACTTGTAGAAGGTTATGATGCAGCTACAAGTAAGAGAATAAACATGGAAGCTTATGCAAAAAGAAAAAATGCATTAGATGAATATAATAGCTTACTTAGTGAACATGATGATGAGTTATCAAGATTTGAAAACTATGATGCTATTCAAGCTGCATTTAGAAACTTCAAACAATTAAGTAGACTTACTTATGAAGATGGTACAGCTAAACAGGATGATCCTAAAAAAGGCATCTTTGATTTGTCAATAGCAAAAGTATTAGTTAAAGCAAGTAGAGCAAAATCTAAATTCTATGAGTTTGTTCCATCAGAAAAATCATTAGAATCAGCTTATAATGAGTTTATAAATAGTTTAGCTATTGAAGGTATACAAAGAGACACAGTAGAGTTTGACAAAAAAGTTAGGGAGTGGCAAAGGCAGAATATAACTATGAAGTATGCCCCTGCATATGCTGACAAAAGAAAAGCTTTAGTTGCAAGATTAGGAGAGCTACAGACTAAAATGAATTTGCCATTTGATATCTCTGGAACTTATCAAGAGATAAATGATTTAGTTTTTACATATAGGGATGAATTAGGTCAGCCTATTACTCCTGAATTAGGTGAGGCAAAAATCAAAAAGATTAAAGACCTTGAACAAAGCATAATTAATTTTAGAGAAAGTTTAGCTAGAAACACAGGTTTGACTCAGGAAGAGTTATCATATTTAAATTCCCTTACAGCAATGGCTAAAAAAGGAGTTAATTTAACTGATGATCAGAAAAAAGCCATGGTTAGATTGTTAGAAAAGCAAACTAAAACTGGTTTAAATATATCAGAAGCAGCTGAATTTCAAAGTATATTATCAGAACTAGGTGATTTGTCAGAAAAAATACCTACTGACTATTACATGGATGCATTAAACTTTAACTTATCAAGATTAAATAAGCCTGAAGTTACTTCTGATAAAGTAAATGATTATATCAATAGTGATGAGTTTCAAGATTTATTAGATGAAGATGAAATTTTATCTAATTGGTTTGAAGATAATCATGTTTCTAAAAAGAGACGGGATAAAGATAAAGTAGAAATCATCTTTGAATTATCTTATGCAAATAGAATTACTGTACCTTCAGATAAAAAATATATTCTAAGCACTAAGGTTTTAGATAATGAAACTGGTGAGACAATAACATTTAATGGAGTTCCAAATGCTAGACACTCCGTATATAGAGTTAAAAATGAATATAGAACTATTCCAATTGGAGAGTCTTGGGATAATTATATAGGTACTATTATAGATAATAAAGGAAACTATCTGCCAAGATTATTTAATCCGGGAAATAAAAACAGTGCTAAGGATAATAAATACATGAATCAAAGGTTCTTTGATTTAAAAAGATCTAACAACGCTGAGTTTAAATTACTAGAGGAAATGAAAAAGTTCCATCTTGGTGTGCAAAAAGGTCAAAGCAACTACTCTAAGTTATATTTAGATATGCCAAGACATGCACTTAAAGCTGGAGATATTTTTCAAGCTATGCAGAGAGGTAAAATTGGTGAAAGATTTAAAACATTTACTGATTGGAAGAATCAGCTTGTAGGAAAATCTATTACTGACTTTGAGAGAGGATATAACTATGATGCTAAAAACAACTTAGTTAATACAGATTTAAAAGGAAATGAGATAACATATGTACCAGTAGAAGGTATATACAATCTTGAATTAGAAAACACAGATGCTGATATAATTACAGGACTATTTAAATATGGTATGTCTATTAAAACACAAGGTAAGTTACTTGAGAGTTTACCAATTGTGGAAAGTATAGTAGATACATTAGAAGATCCTGCTAATCAACCAAAGAATATGGAAGCATATTCAAAAGGTATATTTAATGTTAGAAATCTTTATCAAAATCCAACAAAAGCTGGAGCTGAAAATAATAGACTTGGACAAGTAAGGTCATTAATAGAAAGAGAATACCGTGGGCAACAAACAGCTTCTTTTGAAGAATCAAATCCAAGACTTGCTAAATGGTTAGACATTATTCAAGGTCTATCTACTAGAGCATCACTTGCTGTAAATATTCCATCAGATTTAAAGAACCAGTTTTCTGGTTATATGCAATCTATGATTGAATCTATAGGAGGAGAATTTATTACTTCTAAAGATTATGCTATGGCAATTCCATGGTCATCACAAGCCATGATAACTTGGGCATCTAAAGATGCATTTGCAGTTGGTCCAGGTTCACTATCTGGACAAATGATACAAAGATTTGATCCTACTTTTACTTCTGAAGATAAATTTGGAAACTCAGTTTCTAAAAGCATTGTAAAAGATCTAGCTAATGGTTCTTGGATGTATGCCCATAGAAAATTTGGGGAGATGGATGTTGCAGTAAAATTGTTTGGTGCATTTTTACATGGACAGAAAGTAAATCAAGTTGTAAATGGTAAGCAAGTATTTATTAGATATGTAGATGCATTTGAATTAGACAAAGAAGGTCTAATGAAACTTAAGACTGGAGTTGATGTTGCATGGGATACTAAATCTGTATTCCATACATACACTAAAGGTGAAACACTTCAGAAAATTGCTGATAAATATAATATTACAGTAGAAGAACTGAAAAAAAGAAACAATGTAGAATCTGAAATTCAGTTTGAAGATGGTCAGGAAATTGTAATTGCTAAATCTGAAAAGTTTAAAGCTTTTAAAAATAAATTGCAAGGAACATCTAGAAGACTATTTGGAGCATATGATAGATTTGGACAACCAGAAGGAAATAAATTCATTGCATATAGAATGTTCTTCTTTATGAGAAAATGGTTTACTCCTATGCTTACAAATAGATGGGGTATAAATACTAAAACAGCATCATTCAGCCAAGGTGGTGAAAGATATGACTGGGCATTAGGTAAATACACAAAAGGTTATTACATCAGTGCATTCCAAACTCTAGTTAGAATGTTAAAATCCAAAGGTGCTGAGATGGCTTATATGACAGATCAGGAAAAATCAGACCTAAAAAGAACAATGGCAGAAGGTATGTTGATTATCTTCACTGCATTAATTGCAAGTATGCTATTAGGTTTTGACCCAGATGATGATGACAAATGGAAAAAAATTAGAGAGAGATCAGGTGCTATTAATGAGGATAACTTTAATACATACGGGTTCTTAGTTAATCACTTCTTACTATTAGTACTAGGTGTTCAAGCTGAAACATCTGCATTTGTCCCACTACCTAAAATTTACGGAGTTAATCTTGGAGCAGATGATTATGTTAAAATGCTAACATCCACATCTACTTCTTGGTATAATACAGTAGTACTTTACACACAAATAATGGGAGATGTCTTAAACTTTATCACTTTTGATGAAGCAGAAAGATATGAGAAAGATCAAGGACCTTATTGGTGGAAACAAAAAGGTGCTCTTAAATTCTGGAAGAGATTGTTTGGAGTAGTAGGATTCACAGGTGGAACAGGTGATGTTGAAACAACACTTAAAAATCAACAGGCTAGTGCAGGTAGATTAGGAGGTTAAACTTTTTTAGGTTTCTTATTAAACTTTTTAAGTTTGTTTAAGTCAACTCCTTTAATTTCATTTGAATTAAGTTTAAACTTGCCAAGTGTACCTTCTTTGTCTTTGCTTACAATAACATAGGCATTGTCTTCTGATACAAAGTTAATGTATACTTCTTGGCCGTTGAATTCAATTTTCATTTTCTTCTTTTTCATAGGTTATATATTATAAAAGTAAAAAAAAATGGGAGAACAGCCTAAGCCATTCTCCCATTTAAAATTAAAAAAATAATGATGAATCATCATTTTCTTCTGTGTCATTGATATTGAATATAAAATCATCTTTATCAATATCAAAATCTGAACCCTTCATGTGTGAAGCATTCTCTCCTGTATATTCTTGATCTTCATCAGGAATATATGCAGGTGTTTCATCTTCATCATCATCTTCTGGATCTTCCAATTGGTTAGTATCACTAACCACCTCATTATGAAAATCTATAGCTTCAAAAGTATTTCCTACAGGATCAGTATAAGTTACTATTGTCTCTGACTGAGCTTCTTCTGCTTCTACTTGTGCAATAAGATCTTCTAAATCCACCTGATTAGGATCAACTGAAGGCACCTCAGCTTCAACAACTACAGGAACAGGTGCAACTATCTGTGCAGATGGTGTGCACTGTTGGAAGTTATTAACAGTTGAGATAAAATAATGTAAGACACGTTGATCTTCCATCCAAGTCTTAGGATGTGAATGCTGCAGAGCTATGGTGACAAAGTTATAGAATGCCCACAAGCTGTTACTATCTACATAGACATGACTAGGTCTGTCCATCTGTTGTCTTACAATACTAGCCTGCTCTGTAGTAAGAATCTGATACTCTGCAAACAAGATACCTAATAGCTGAGCTTGCTTTCTCTTGTTCAGTGTGATACCTTTCATAGACTCTTTGTCAGAACATAACTGATTATAATACATGTGTGCATTAGTTATTTGCTCTTGTATGGTTTTAATTGTCTCTTCATCAGCAGTACCAGTATGTTTTCTAGCCCAGCTTCCCATATCTCCACAGACCATAGTAGTTCCGGTCAAGTTAATATAACCACCAACACCACACTTAAATCTTACTTGTTTGTTATAACTGTTTGTCCAAGCAAACATCATTGATAACTCAGGGTCATTGTTGAAGTTCAACTTATAAATCCCGTGAGCAATCTGTCCATCAGCAGTACATCTATACTCTTCATGAACAACACTGAAACCTGCAGTAGCAAGCTCAGTATATACATAATCCATAACAGATTGGTGACTAATTACAGTGTAAGTAGCACCATGATTTGGTAAAGGCACACTAACTAAGTGCGCCTTTGTACATTCAGCAATTTTCTTTGGCATAATTAAAATAAACTAAGTTGTGTAACAATAGGCTCAAGATCTCTTATCTCTTTATTGATCTTGTCCAAGTAATAATCATAATTAATATCATAGTCAGTAAATGGTTTCTCTACATAGTCAATCATCAAAGATTGTAACCATCTACCTGCTTCTATCTGTATCTCTCTATTGTCCGTGTTATTCTTCTTAATAACCTTGGTGCCTATATTAGAGATAAAATACCTGATAGTATGTTGTAGTTTTTCAACTAAATATTCTCCATCAACAATTTTGTGTTGATAGAAGTTCCAATCACCCTTTATCTTTACACCCCCACAAAAATCAAATATCTCTGTGTTAGATTTAATATAATCCTCGGGTTTAATTCCATCCACAAAATATGCATGGATAGCTTTAGGAATAACTAGGAAGCTTTTGTTCTTGTGCATTGCTAGATTAGCAAACTCAAAACGGCCCTTGCACTTAGACTTACCATCTTCTGTTATAGCAATGTAGTTATTTACATCACCTAGAATAATCTTGGAATATTTATCATGCTCCAATTGTAGATTGGTAATCTTCTCCCACCTTTCACATATCTCCATATACTTGTCTACATACTGTCTAGGGATCATAGTCTCCAAACCATCTGTGTTCTGCATCAGTGGCAGAGCATTTGGTATTTCCTCACAGATCATCTCATACAGCATAGTAAGACTAAGCTGTCCATTAATAGTAATTCTCATAGTAAACTCTGGGTCATACAAGAAACTATTCTCATCATTGCTGAGCCCATAAGTTGAATTCAGGATAATCTTGTATACATAGTTCTTGGGATCTTTCTTTGGAATCTTCTTCCTCTCCTCAAAGAACCACTCATACAGATTGCAGAATTCTTCTTTTGGTAAATGAGCAGGTGCCCACTTATTTCTAATAGCAAGATTAGGATAGAAACTAGTAACGTCAGACGTCATTATTATCATGTCCTCATTAGACTCATATACTTTAGTAGAGCGCGCACCATGGACACCACCCAAACCAAAATCTGTCTGTACACCTTTATACCTTACAGAATATTTAAACCCACCTTTTGTTTCTCCTGGATATATAACTACATCCTGGAACTTTTTCAGAAGATTCTGAAAGGTAGCTGTTTTAAATTCTATATAAGGTAGTATGATATCTTTAACAGTAATCTTTAGTCTGATAGTTCTCATTTTTCTGAGCTCATACTTCTTGATATTAGTCTGTTTACTAAGAAACAATAAAAATAATTCTTTAGATATCCTTGGCTCAGATGCAGAATATAAATCTATCCCATACTCATCTGTCAAAGTTCTACGCAAGTCTATCTGATCTTTACAGAGATGCATAATCTTCTTAGTGGACTGAACATCATTAATACAATACCTGATTATCTCAGGTATCTGTACTGCTGTAACTTCAGTAGTATGATGAATAGGCATATCAATAATGTTATGCCAGTCCATGGTATACTGTATCCACTTTAGACTAGATCTCTTAGCATTGTTGTCCCAATGGTTTAGTTTGAATACATCAAGTTGTCTGATGCTTAAGTCTCTAGGAGAATACTCCTGAAACTCACCATTGTTACTTCTATTGATAACATCTTGAGCTTTGTTATAAATAAACTTGGCAATTGTACCGCCAGGTTGCTCAAGTAGTTGTTCTTTATTTCTTAAAATGTGCTCGGTAATTTGGCTGTCAAACCCAAGACCATTGAAACTTACATGCCATTCATCATAAGCAATGTTTCTTTCTAGAAATGTAATTAGTTCTAGAATATCATTCTTAGATTCATGGATAGTGAAGATTTCTTGTTCTTCAGATTTTACTCCTTCAAAAACTGCTATGAAACAATTGCACAAAGTTTCATAGTCCATTACATAGTGTTGCCTCATATTAATTCAGTTAAGCTGTTTCCCCGTATAAAAAATGGGGCAACCTAAGCCACCCCATAGTGACCTAAATTACTTTTTCTCAGCAGTAAGAAAAGATGCATAATCAAATGTATCAGCATTGACACAAAAGAAATGAATTATATTTTCTACAGCTTCTAAATCTTCAACATAAAATTCTTGAAATACTTCAATCTTATGTCTGTCTTGTTTAGTACCTTTTGTTCCGGTAATTGTTTGTCCATACTCATCTAACTTAGGAAGCATGTGTAAACTCTGCTTAGTAGTTTTAGAGATAATAACAAATACATTTGTACCTGGATCAAAGATACATTCTACATAGGGGCATGATTCTGTAAGAGGAATCATTCTAAAAGTTTGGCTTTCTTGCCAGCTGGATTTAACCAGCATCATTGTTTTTTCACTCATTTTCTGAAGGTTTTGTCAAAGTTATTAAATTTTCACCAATATTGTCCAAATCTACAACATCCAATATTAAAGTTTCTTTTTCAATATTTGGAAAATTGCATAGCTCCCCCACACTTTTGATTACTTCTACATCAACATTTAAAAGTTCTGCATAATTATCAAAATATTTTTCAGGCATTAAATAGCTTTGCATATATACATAGTTACCACTGTACTTTTCAAAAAAGTTAAGAATTTTGTGCTTTAAATCCATATTAAATTGGCTGTATTTGCCGTTTATAAAATGTGCCCAATCTTCTTTTAAATCAGAGAAATCAAATACAAAAACAATTTCTGAATCTATAATTACATAATCAACAAGTCTGTTATGTTTTAGTAAAATATTTTTTTCAAATTGTTTGTATTCATCATCTTTCCTTCTATCATAAACACATATTAATTTCATATCCTCAGAGGCATAGTGTTTATTCCAACTTATATAAGTTTCTTTAGGAGTTACACTACTACCTCTTTTAATTTCCAAGAGCGGATATAAAAACACCTTGGATTTCTGAAAGTATTTTACATAAATAGAACTTAAAGCCATAAAATTTACAATTTTACATTACCCATAATTAAATCATATGGCAGTGTAAAGTCTTTGCTTTCATAATGATATTTAGCCATATCAGTTACTTCATCAAAATCCTGCTGCCATACAGCCATTGTCTCAGCTGAGACTTGAAATGGATAAGCTTGGTTGTATTTGTCTATTACAATAAATGTAAAGTACAACTGCCACTCAGCCAGATCGGGTAAATCTTTTAGGAACTTGTGGAATACAAGTTTCTCATATACCACAGCCTGAACCCAATACTTGTAATACTGTACTGACTCAGGAAAATCCACAAGAGATTTACCTGTAGTCTTAAGGTCATTAATAAATATTGTTTTAGATTCTCTATCTATCACAAGGTTATCTATTATACCCTTAAAACCATAAGGTAGATAATCCACGTCAACTTGTACTGGCAACTCACTGTACACCTCTATGTGGTCATCTGTTTTAGCCCTATCAAATTGTAGTAATTGTCTTATGTCTTTATTAGACTTAAGAACTTCAACACTTGCTCTACAGCCATCTAGAGTGGGTTGATCAACTACAGTTTTGTTTCGGGCTTCTTTAAGAAAATTAAAGTATTGTTTGTTTTCTTCTGTGAGTATCTTTTCAAGTCTCTTTGAATCTCCTGTTATGGATTTATCTTTTTTATCATCAGTAAGATTTTGATAAAGATTAGCTGTGAGTAGCTCTGTAAGTATATCCTGTGAGTAGTCTTCCAAAGATAGAGAATTATTTTCTATTGACAAGTGTGTCCTGAAAATATTATCAATAATCTTTTTCTGACTATCTGTTGGTAGTTTTCCCGGCATGCTTGTAAAATAATCATCATACTTATCTTCTTCAAACAAAAGACAGTGTATGACCCTACCTGCTACCAGGTGAGGGCCAACACTATCTTCTCTTTTGTTGAGCACATAATGATTATAAAAAGCTACCGGAGAATAAAGAAGTTTACTAATGCTAGAGTAGCTAAAGTAAAACTTTTCTTTATAGAATCTTTCTAGTTCCTCAGAACCAGTCAAGGTCATTTCCATTTGTTTCTTCTATTTGATTGTTATTTGATTCTTCTTCTTCCTTAACTGGGACTAAATCTTCCTTAGCTAATTCTTCTTCTATTGCTATTAACTCTGACTTAAGTTCAGCTCTTTTAATATTAGTTATTGCAGCTTCTATGAGTTCATCAGTAACTATTTCATCTACTGTATCTGTGACCTCAAGTTCTTCAGGATTAATTAAGTTAAGAGATGTTAAATTAAATTTGTCAAGATAGTCTTGTTTAATAGTAACTTCTTTAATTTCAAAGACACCATCATGTGCAATGCTTCTATGGATATCATTAGTATATTCTTTATACAATATTTTAATCATATCTAGAGTTAATAGACCTTTTCCATCTATTATCTTGATTATATCTTCAGAATCCTGGTGACATACTTGTCTTGGAACCCAATTAAAATAAGCAAGCATTGACTTAAAGTTCACATGATTTCTAGTATGTGTATTAGATATTATACCACTATAATCAGCTATAAGCATTAGTAAGTACAACACACTTTTCTCATAATGAGAGTTAGCCATAATTTCCATAGCTAGGATATGATTGTCCTCATCAGAGCTTTCAAACATACTTTTTAACTGTTTGTAAACATCATAGTCTATAACTGTAGAATCATCACCATTGATATTAGTAAGTAACTCTGACTCACAATAGATAGGCTTACCTTGAATAGCATGATATGTTTCTTGATACTCTGGTTCAATACCATAAAAATATTGACTTTCATAAATATCCCCTTTTCCATTGCACAGAGTATTTCTCATGTCTGACCAATTTGAACAAACTCTCTCAACACCCGTGCTTGATATTGCTGTTTCTAACTTATCAATGTAATATTGATCCTTACAAAGTTTCTTTACATTCTCTAGAATAGTGTTTGCATCTGCAAAATAATACCAAGTAGATGTAGTAAGTTTACCTGCACTACTTTTACCACTAAATATAACAGTAGCTTTAGCCGGATCTCTTACTACTCTAATACCAAGATTTAGTGCAAGATCTTTTAGTTTCATTCTTGGAATATTAACTCCCGGTAATAGATATATTGTGTCTCCTTTAGTAGGAACATATCCTTTTGCATTTACAAAAGTATCAAATGAATCTCCTAAACCTCCTATAATATTTACATCTAATCCACGTACAGTACTGTGGTCTGACCCATTGGTCAATTCAATATGAACAAATTTTTCCATAGTTTAATTTATAAAGATTAGGGGAAGTATTACCTTCCCCCATCTTAGTTTTTAATTAGTTAAGTGTTTGATAAAAGGGGAACTGCCCACCATTGTTTTTACTGGATAGCCATCTTCACCACATTCGTATTCTGCATGAGTTTAGCAAACTTAACTTTGTTTCCATTTACTATCTCTTTGACCATATAATATCTAAGGTCATTTGTAAATGCATCACATTCAGTAGTTAGAATTGCTAGTCTGTCAATTACTGTTGGAGCAATTGCACCTTTATCAGCTTGAACAAGTGAATAGTTAATTACCCGTGTTGCAATAATACTAGAGATATCTGCTCTAAAATCATCACCTTTACCAACTGCATTTGTCAGAGCTCCCATTACATAGTCCTTATCTTTAGTCAAGATATCTTCAGGAGAAATCAACTTATCTAGTTTGTTGTTAATAAACATAGTAAACATAGAACTAAAGTCTGCTCCTACAGAACCCTCACCAATCATTTGGATTAGAGGCAGATCATCTTCAAACTTAGCAATAGAACTAATAGCATTAAAGAATGTAGTAATAGATCTTGGATTAACTCTTTGAGTTACAAGCTCAGGATGCATCAACATAAAGTTAATACATCTACCATCTATCCCTGCTTTCTCTGCCCACTTAGCCCATACATCAGAATCATACTTCATCTCTACAGAAATAAATCTAGTCTTCTGAGCAACATCTAAGCTAGTAACATTATAGTCACCATTGTCTGGATTAGTAGTCAAGATAACATGCCAGTTCTTAGGTAACTTCCAAGAAACATATTCTTGTCTATCTAAGATCTCCATAGTAGCTTGCATAAATCTGTGGTCTGCACGAGTATAATCATCTAATACCAAAAAGCCACCTTCACCTTTACCTTGAATCCACTCAGGAGCAGCATGAGCCATTCTCTTATCTACAACAGTATACTTAGCACTAAGAGCTGCTGGAACCTGAGCTTCAGTTATCCATCTTTCTTTACCTTCTACATTTCTTACTAAGAATTCTTTCACAGGAAAACCAACAAGGTCACCTAGTTCTTCTATCTGAGATAGATTCAATTTTACTACATCCATACCAAGTTCTTTACCCAACTGCATAATAGCAGAAGTCTTACCAAGACCGGCATCACCTTCTATGTTAATTGCAACAGGCACTTTGCCTTCAGCTTGAATATGCTGGTTATTCTTAACCATGTGACGGATAAATCCTTTTAACTCTTCTACGTTTAATTGTACTGTGTTCATAATTTTTCTTTTTATAATTCTAATTTAATAACTCTACCTGGTAAACTATCATTCATACTTGATCTTTCTGACAATACCCAAAGGACATTACCTTTTGGTACTACAGATGTATAACACTCACCGTCAGTAAAATACACCAGGCTAGTATATTTCTTTTGGTTAGCATTATAATAATCCAAGACAGGATCAAACTCTGTTCCTCCTCTTCCTACTACATTTATTTCATTCTTACCTTTGTAGGCTTCAATAGACCTAATGCTAGTATCACACTGCATTATAGTTACATCTACACCTGCTTTGTAAATATGGTGAATCTCACCCATGAATTCTTGTAGCTCATTATTACTCACAGAACCTGAAGTATCAATAGCCAACAACATGTGTTGTCTCATTTTAATCTTCAGACCTGGATTTTCTTCATACCTTCTGTTTTCTTTTCTACGGATTTTCTTAGTAAATACCTTTGTACTAACTCCAGTAAATCTTCTAATATATCCACGCCAATCAAACTTAGGTGGTACTATTTCTTCAACAACAATTACTCCTTCTATCTCACCTGGAATATTTCCGCGCTTCTTAACAGTCTGTTCTTTAGCATCAGATAAAACTTTCTGTAATTGTTTCTCTATTAATTTTTGCTCAGCTTCACTAAGATCTTCAAACTCTCCCCATGTACTGTGGTCTGGTCCTTCTCCATTAGCTACTTGGTCAAGTAACTTATCCATATCCTCATTACCACAACTACCATTCTTATCCTTCTCTTCTTGAAACTGATTCAGCTTGTCATAATAATATCTACAACCAGCTTTTCTATCAAGATTTAAATCTTCATAGTCATCTATATCTATTCCACCCTTGGGCAACCAGTCTTTATCTATATACTGGTTGATTTCCATGTCCATTGCTATGTTTGCAAGTCTATGATTCTTAAAAGACTTAAAACTTGTCAGATGACCAAAAGCTATATGAAGTAATTCATGCTTTAGTAATCCCATTTGATGCATCTCACTGAGGCCTGTCCAGAATTCTTCATTGATAGCCAACTGAAAGTTGATACCATTCTTACTAACACCTGCAGTAGGAAGATCTTTTCTCCATACTTTGTTGAGCATAATAAGAAAGAACCCATAATAGGGCTCTTTCAACATCAGCTCTTTACTAATTTTACTAAGACTCTGTTGTTTGTCCATCTTGTTTTAGTTTTATATCTAACTCAAATTTATCCGTGGGATATCCCATAGCATCTAATATCTTAGTCATGTCTCTAATAAAATATTCTAAGAATAATTCTATTGATTGTTTACTAGATTTATTTGCTGTCATTAGTGCAAGTATTTCTCCGGAGATTAGTTTACTTTCCCAATATCCATTGAACTTCTCAATTCTCTCTACTATAAACTCATGTGCAGGTTTACAGTCTTGTTCCCAACTACTCAAGTTATACTCACCATATTTATACATTACCATTATCTCTCCAACATATTTTTTAAGATTTATATCTTCTATTATCTTAAAAGCTACAAGTCTATTGTCTTTGTCTGGAGATCTTAGCATTCCAATCAGATTCCTTACTTCATCTTTTGTTAAAATCATCAGTCTTCAATTTTATTGCTAACTATTTTTGCCCAATTTTTTGCAGATGTTTTTATATGATTAATCATCTCTTCTTTTTCTTCTACAGATACTTTTGCTTTACCTGTAGCATATGCATTATCTATAACTTGTAGATATTCTTTAAGGGTAAATACTTTTTCTTCTTCCATCAGTCCTCAATCTTTAAAGTTTTAATCATCCACTCTGTAGGTGTATTTATATTATCAACCCACTCTTTAGCACTTGGAATATAACCATTGCAATCTTCTTTAACATGTTGCTCACCAACATATCTTGTGTATACAACTCTGTTATCACTATTTACAAAGCTTACTCCAAAGATGCTCTCCATCTCAAATATACCTTCACTGTGGTGTCTGAACATTCTATGTTTAGAATGTCCTATCCAAGCTTTTGTTTCATCAAACCATTCATGATATATCATGTATTCTTCTGGTTTACCTCCCCATTTTCTAGCAGAGGATTTTGCATGTTCCCAAGGATGTGACATTAGTCTTCTGTTTTTCTAAATAAATTACCCACATGTACAAACTCATCATAATCAATTCTTCTGATGTTATTTTCTACATTATATTCTCCTGAAGGAACTAGTATAGACAATGTACCACTACCACCCTCATTATTCCACCAATCTTCTATGGTATCAAGAATTGTATCTGTAGTAAAGTTTTCTATATTTATTGCAAGTTCATTATTTAGTGCCTTTAAGTTTTTAGAATCCCAAGGTAAATTCTGAACTTCTCCAAGTGAAACACCTTCTTTGTCTGTATAAAATATATCTTCTATACAACCACTATCTCCTCCACCTTCATAATTTATTCTAATTCCAGTAACCCCCAGATCCGCTAACTGGATCAAGGTTTGTGTTAATTCTTGTTCTGTCATAATTATTTGAATTTGTAAAACCTGCCTAGGATATTACCATTTAAGAATTCATCACTCTCTAATACACCTCTAACAAACTGAAACTTAGTCTCATAATAAGTAAGTTCCATTTTAGAGAAACATATCTTGAGCATGTATCTTCTAATTTCTATCCCGGCT